ATACTAAGCTACATACAATCAGTGTACGTGTATACTAGTAGACAAGGCTAGCGCCATCCGGCTGGCCAGTGTGTCCCATTGTATACTAGTGAACGGGCAGGCTGTACAGAAGGCAAGAAGGGTACTACCCCCCCATAGGGGAGGAGTGGAAAAGTATACAAATAGACGGGGGGGGGTAGCAGCTTGGAAAAGGGGTCCCCTCCTCCTCCACCGATAGGGACCACTTCGCTGTGTTAAGGTAGAAATTTAAAAAACAACAGTAATGAAATCAAGGACATAGCTGGGACAATAGAAAAAATTAAAAAAATATAAAGAAAATGCTTGACAAATTCCAAATATATGCTATACTCAGCCCATGAAAACTGACACAATATACAGCTTTAGGAATGATTCTATCCAGCAACTCGTGGAGAAGCTGGAAGCTAAGGGATTCTACCTGCGAGTGGAGGGCTCCAAGAGCAAGGCCCCTACGACGCACCACAAGACCCGTCAGGCTCAACGCAGGGCTAGGGCCTTGGCTAGGTACAGCCCCGAGATGAGAAGGGCAGCAGAGCGCAAGGAGTGGCGTAGGGTACAGGGGACGTTGAAGGGGAAGTGGTATCATCTGAAGAGGGCACACACCAAGAAGGGCTACAGCATGATGAGCTTCGAGGAGTGGAGGCACTTCTGGAGGGAAGCAGGCACCATAGTACTGGGGGATGGCAGCGAGCTGCTGGCTTGGAAGGCTAGGGGAAGGGGTATGGGGTGGCTGGAAAGCACAGATGTTGTCCAGCTTAGGAGGTGGGATTTGAGCAAAGGGTGGGATTTGGAGAACACATACGCTCAATGGAAGGGGAATGTCCTCTGTGATGGATATAACGTTTCTAAGAAAATCAATGACTTAGAAAATAGTTTGAAAATAGTTGAAGAAAAAGCTTGACAAAACTGGAAAAGTGTGGTATTATCGGAGCCATGAAGCTGAGAAGAGGGGAAGCGCGGATGCCTAACCACCTCTTACCCTAGGTAGTACCTGCTCAGCTTCATACACATAACAATGCCGTCCTGTAGTTAGGGAGGGGATTCTTCTACGCCTTGTATGGCTTAAGAAGGATAATTCCGCATGAGGCTTCCCCGTAAGGGGCCTAGAAGATAAATAGCTGCTGCTGTAGAGTTGGTAAATATCTGCGTGGTGTGAGCTAATTTAGGTTGGAGCTGTACCTTAAACAGCTGCGGAATAAAGGCTAAAGCACATAGGGGCCTCAAGGATGGGGACGACTCTCTACTGTGCTATTGTTATGTTTGAGGATGAACTGGCTGCACTTTGACTATGCCAGTGATTCCTGTATCTACCTTTATGTGAGAGTTGGGTGGATACGAAAGGAAGAGAGCTTATACACTAGACGATCAGCTCGCGTAGAGCTTACTTCTAGGAGCCTCCCTCCCTCTAGTCATTAGACCAATTATACCCCAAGGTATCACCCTAAGATAAGGAGCAAAGCGTGGCATCAGATGACATCTTGTACCAACTACTACGCTATCTCCCCGATCCCAGAACAGATGAGGAGCTGGAGAAAGTTACAGAGCAGTTCAAGTCAGGAGGGCTTTTAGAACGGGAGAGACTGGGAGAATCCAAGGCTCTTGACGCTTTGCTGAGGCAAGCCATAGTCAAGAGAGGGAGTAGGCCAGACTTCCCTCTGAATGTGGACAGGACTATGGAGAATGAATATGTCAATCTCATGGGTCTTGCTGGAGGAGTAGAGGGCGGTAGCAGATTAGAAGCCAACCCAGAAGCTTTCTGGCCAGAAGGGTCAAAGGTTAGATATGGCAAGAGCTATTTCAAGCCGGGGCAGATAGGGGTTAATGGGTACGTAAGTTCTGACGACCCCAGCCTAGCTAACATAGGAACGCTGCGAGGCACCACCCTTCCTCATGAACTTACACACACAGGTCAGCTCAGTACAAAAGGAGGTCTTTACAATAAGCCAGAAGAGGCTCCTGAGTTTAAACGTGCTATACAGGGTGTGTATGATGTAGTTAGTACCAATCATGACCTAGCAGATACAGTACCCTCTAACATGTTTCAAGACCCTCACGAATTTGTAGCAGCCCTGATGGGAGAGGAAGGTGCTCAGCCCTCAGAGGCTGATTTAAAGAACAATCCTCTCCTTGGATTCATCTATAAAGACCCTGCTCTAAAACAATGGTATTTAGATAGCACCAATCGCTGGGATGAAACAACAAGCAAGCCACAGAAGTCGAGGGAAGTAGCAGGGAAGATAGGGGATACAGCAAATCGCTGGGTTAATAACATCCTCCCCCCAGCTATCACAAAATTATTGTATTAAAGGAGATGGCATGGAGGTAGCTCTAGGAGTAATACTACTGATAGCAGCTTGGGCCTGCCTTCTCAAGAAAAGAGAGAAGATGGTAGTTGATATAGAACACGATAACGTACACATAAAAGGAAAGCAACTAATGGCAGAGATGAATGTAACACAGAAGATCAAGCTAACTGCTACAGTAGATGGTGCTGTAGACTGGCATACCTTCGAGGGACATATCGCTACGGGTGACAGTGTTGAGCTTGAGGCTATTCCGGGAGAGTTTGCATACTTCGCCAAAGCAGTTCAGGTTGGGCAGAGTGTTGTGGGCTTCAGCGTAGTCAATAGTAATGGGGATGTGCTAGGTGCTCTAGTGGAAATTAACGTAGTGGATGTGGCAGCCACCACGCTCACCATTACGGAAGGAACTCCAGAACCTCTCTAAGGGGGAACAGAATGGCAGAGCAGGGATTTATAGATAGAATGCTCCAAGGGGTTCCCCAGCGTGTTATGCCCGGAGGGCCGACAGGCTACGAGGGTAGACGTACCATTACAGACTTCCTAGGAAGCTTCCTTGGAGGCACTCTAGGTGCTGTAGGGGGACCACTGGGTAGTGCAGGTGGTAGTGCTGTGGGCGGGGAGCTTGGGGAATGGGCAGGCGAAACTGGCCCCGGCAGGTTTATCAATAACATCGGCTCTACCATTGGAGGTTGGTTTGGAGGGGACAATGGTGGGGCCTACACAGGTGCTCAGCTAGCTCCCTTCAATCCCGGAGCTTCCCTTTGGAATATCAATCCTCTGGTATCTAATAGTATTGGGTATCAGGGATTTGGTAGTGGTACTGGTGCTCGTCCCTATCAGGGGACACCGGCTAGTGCTAGTGGGCAGGAGATGTATAACAACGCTATAGCGGGTAGTCAAGGCTACACCGATCAGCGCAATCATACAAACACTCCCAATGGTATGCAGGGAATCACATCAGGTCTAGGCCGTCAGGGATCTGGACAGGCAGGGCCAAACATCTACAGCAACCGAGCACCCTCTTCAACCTATCAAGGTCAGACAGGGGCAGCTAGTACGCTGGCGGGGGCTGGTAGGGGTCAGACGGTTGGCCATGCCACTATGTCGGATGTTGAGAACATGCTGAGTGCTGGCTTAGGTAGGGGCAACCCATATAGGACAGCTACACAGAGACGAGAAGTAAACTCAGATAGGGCTGCTATGAGAGTAGCAGGCTTTGAAAGGTTGCCCGGAGAAACTGTTGTACAGTATAGAAATCGGGCTACAGCGGCAGGTATTATCTAACGGGTCTACAAAGGCCCTTCATTAACAGGCTTTTCCTAGAAGCCTACAAAGGAGAATTATAAATGGCACGTCCAACTGATTTGATTTACACAGACTTCACCAGCAACCTATCCGATGACACCGGCATTGCTCTTCGGGCACGAAACATTCTAGCCAAGATCTTCCGCGTTGTGGTTGGTAAAACTATCACCACGGCAGTATCTCTTCCAATCTCAGATGCTACTACACAGACAGCTCTAACCCAGCTACGCTTCTATGTAAAGAAGGGGCGTAAGTATCGACTAGAAGCCAACCTTCTAACCTCAGGTACGGCGGGTGGACTACGTAGTACCATCACGGGTCCAGTAGGCACGACACTGATTTCCAACTCTACGAGTTATGTAGTAGCTGGTAGCGCATCTGCTACTACTACTGCTCTAGCCACCTTTGGTGCTGGTGCAGCTTCCAACTTCATTGTAAGTATGGATGGCTACATCCAGCCGATTGCTAATGGCTACGTTGGTATTAGCGCATCACAGGCTGTTTCTAGCGCAACTCCTACGGTGGTGGCTGTTGGTAGCCGTGCTCGCCTAATCCGCGTCAAGTAATCATGAGTATGGGGAACCCGGTGAGTCCGGGCAAGGAGGGGGTGAGTCCCCCTTCTCCTCCTACATATGTCTCCCTTAGGAAGCGCCTCCTTTCTACTAAAACCCTCATCACCATAGGCAGCCTTCTGGCTGTCTTTGGCTTGGCTTGGGTTGGTAGGGATGTTAGACAACTTGAGGTGATAATTCCAGCTATCCTACTGTTCTACAATTCAGCTAACGTAATACAAGATGTCATGAACAAGAAGACAGAGAAGCAGCTAGATAATGACCCCAACTCGCACAAATCGTAGGAGATAGTATGGCACTAGAAACACTACTAGCACCACAGACAGCTTCGGGTACTTCCGCAGCTATCTTGTGCGATGGGACCAGTGCCATAACTGTAGGCATTTATGCAGCTAGTTCTATAAGTGAAAGAGTAGGGGCATTCGTTGTTATGGAAACCCCTACCACTCCGGGCATATTACACCCTATCCATACCCTAACTAGGGATAAGCCTATGTATAGGATTGATCAGGCAGGAACTTTTTACGTGATTAAGCCTGCTACAACTCAGGCTATTGGTGTGTATGGCTATCCGTCAGAAGGCGGTGTGGCACCTGTCTTTGGTAGTGCTGTAAGATTTGCAGGTAATGCTGAAGGTGCTGTCTGCGACACTATACTAGGTGGCACTGGCGCAATTAATTTTGAGGTACAAGCACTAGTTTATATTGATGGTGCCTATACAATAGAAGATCGTGTGTTTATGCTCCAGTATAACGCAGGAAGACAGGCCGGTTTATTCGTATCCAATCTATACCCAGCGGTGCTTCTAGCTACAGGAGACTCTCAAGTAGGAAGTTCAGGGGGTTCTATAGATGGAGGTCAGAGTGCTACAGGTAAGTGGTGTCTACTCACCTTTAGTGGTGATGGTACGGTTGCTCCCACTGGATTGTGGAATGGCTCTATTGAAAGCCTAGATGGCTCCATAAGCTACACAAGTGGTGGACGAACTAAGGGAGTAGAAAGCTCTCTCGACTGCTTCCGCGTTGATCTTAATGGTGGTGCTGCTGAAAATGGATGGCTTAACGGTATTCGCTATGCAGAGGTTAGGGGATACAACGCCCAGAGAACAGCTATGCAGAGACAGGCCGATCTAACTAACACAGACCCCACAGGAGCCGCTTTCTGGTGGAGATTCTCTGATAATGGAGGGGGTGGTGTTGCTGTTACAGATTTGACTGGTAATGGTATTGTTCCCTTTATATCGGGCGGAACACTAGAAGCTGGACCAACAATATAAAGAGGAGAGTAGCGTGGCACTTATTGATATACTACCAGCAGGAACAGGAGCACAAAACAGCGGTACTTTTACGTGTGATGGTATTGCTCACATCACTGTTGGCCTCTATGCAGGGGCTGGTGGCACCATCACAGAACATGTAGGTGCTGTAATTAAAGTCGAAACCCCCACAGGCTACGTAAACTACCTTGATGAGGACGGTAATCTAGTGAAACTAGTGTCCGCCAATCCTACATACGTAATAAGAGAGGCAGGAAACTTCCGTGCACGTAAGGAAACTACAGCGACATCTATCGGCATCTACCTCAATGACGGACTGTAAGCAGCTAGAGAGTAACTGGCTAGCTATAGAGATAGACGAGATAAAGCTAGATGAAGGTGAGCGCCTCGTAGCTTACAAGGATAGTCTAGGTATTCCCACCATTGGTGTAGGCCACACTAAGGGTGTAAAGATGGGGGATGTCTGGACTAAAGAACAATCGTATCAACATTTAAGAGAAGATGTCGAAGAGGCATTGAAGGATGCTAAAGCTGTATGCTCCTCATTTGATGAGCTAACAGGACCCCGCAAAGGTGTCATACTTAACATGTCCTTCAATCTAGGTAGGCAACGTCTCGCAGGATTTAAGAACACATTACGCTTCATCAACGCAGGTAACTACTCACAAGCTGCACGTAATATGCTGCTTAGTCAGTGGGCTACCCAAGTTGGTCGCAGAGCCAATAGGCTCGCATACAGAATGGAGCACAACGAATACGCCGCACGTTAATGTGCCGCTAAAAGGAATCAAATGAAAGCCAGTAGCAAGAAGGGAAAGAGTAAGGCTAAGCTGAAGAAAGCTCCTCTAGTCATCATGACCAATGACAGGAATCCTGCCAAGGTAGAGATGCTCCAGATGATGTACAAAGCATTCAGTTTAGGTCAAGTGGGACTAGTAGATGGCATGGACCCTGACACAGGGGAAATACAGCCGATGCTAGCAGGCATCGAGATGGTGAATGGAGAACTCGTTGGTGTATACCCACTAGCTGTCCTATTACAATCTCTAGATGAAATCTCTCGTATTCTAATCCCAGATGGTCAAGGAAATTATGTCTCAGCAAATATCAATCTCGCAGAATCTAACGATGGACCAGTTGAACCTGAAGCCGAAGCGGAAGGTGGGCAGGCCGTCGAACAAGGACCGCCAGAAGACTGAAGAAGGACTGAGCCTGCTAGAGCAGGTGATTATTCTTTATGAAGAAGGTGGTTCCGATCAGGAAGTATGCAAGATTCTTAAGATCTTGCCGAAGGATTTTGAAAAGAAATACAAAGCTGATAGCGACTTCGCTAAACTTGTAGACTATGGCAGGTTGGCATCTAAAGCATGGTGGTTGGGTATAGGACGCAAGGCTGTAAGCAACAAAGGTAAGTATGACTACGGTTTCTGGTCTGCCAATATGGAGCATCGCTTCGATTGGAAGAAGAGCAGCACTGTTAACGTTAGTGAAGAGCGCGATACTCGCAGTCCTAAGGAATTGCTAGATGAGTTCATGTCCAAGAAAGGAAAGGGCATGAAGAAGCTATTAGCTTCAGCCATGACAATGGAGGAAGCTGATGGAAGCATCGAGTCTATTGCAGGAAGCTAAGAAGCTTATTGACGCAGGAGAGATGGATGTTAATGATCTAAGAGAACTCTTAGCTCTGATTGACACCATCGAAGAGACAGAGAGTTTAGCTGGTCATCGTAACTGGTTTGCTCCGGGCACTGAGTATGGAATAGAAAATCTTCCTAAGCATAGAGCTGCTATGGAAGCTACGAAGAATTACAGAGAAACGCTTGTACTAGGAGGCAACCGTTCAGGTAAAACTCTCCTAGGATGTTTCATCAATTCTATCATGCTCACTGGGGATTATCCAACACACTATCCGGGCCTTCGTTTCGACGGTCCTGTGCAGACATGGGCAGTAGGTAAGACTGCTCAGACCACGCGCGATACTTTACAGCGTACACTACTAGGCCCCATTGGGGCATTTGGTACGGGTATGATTCCTAAGCAGTGTATTGGTAAGCATGTCATGTCTCCCGTACCGGGAGCTGTGGACAATGTTCTGATTAAACACCTACCTACCGGGAAGTGGAGCGAGCTTGGCTTTAAAGCCTACAAGCAGGATACTCCCAGCTTCTTCGGTACTAGGAAGCACTTCATCCATTTGGATGAGCCGTGCCCAGAACTAATCTACAACGAGTGCGTTATCCGTACAGTGTTTCCTAAGGGAGAGAAGCAGGGCTGTGTAATGCACACCATCACTCCTAAGGAAGGCTTGACAAGGCTAATCGCTGACCTCTTATCAACATCAGACATGCTAGCTGGAAGTGAGGGCTTGCCCAATCTTAAGCTTGCTATGGCACTAATGAAGGCGGAGGCAGATGACAACGCTAATTCAGGAGGATAAACCGTCACGAGCCACGGTAACTATCGGATGGGACGATGTTCCGTGGTTGGATGAGCAGACGAAGCGTGAGATTTTAGCATCTACACCCCCTCATTTGAGGGCTACTGTTAGTAGAGGTGTCCCTACCATCGGCAGTGGAGCCATCTACCCAATCCCTCTAGAGAATATCACCGTTGATCCCTTCCCAATCCCTCCACATTACAAGAAAATGTATGGCATGGATGTAGGATGGAGGTACACAGCTGCTGTATTCGGTGCATTAGACCCCGATACGGACATCTTGTACATCAATTGTGAGTATATCGAGGAGAAGAAGATCCCAGAACTGCACGCTGCCGCTATAAAAAGGACAGCAGGCGACTGGATGATAGGTGCTATTGACCCAGCAGCGGCTCAAGGCGAGAAGATGAACGGAGATAACCTCCTCAGGGAGTATCGTCGTCTAGGACTTCGCTTACGAGAGGCTGATAATGGGGTAGGTGATGGCATTTACAAGGTATGGAGCAGGCTGGAGCTAGGAAAGCTCAAGTTCTTCAACGGGCTAACGCCTAAATTGCAGAATGAATACCTAATCTACCGCAGAGATGAGAACGGTAAGATTGTAAAGGAGCATGATCACTGCCTAGACGCTCTACGTTATATGTGCAACTCGCTACAATTTGCTAATGTCAGCCCCGCCGCGTTAAAGCCGCGTAACAATACACTAACAACACAGAGGCGCTATAATGTATGATGAAATAATGCCTAACGAAGGAGAGATGCCCCCACTCGAAGAGGCGGACATTATTGCGTTAGCACAGCAGCTCCTAGAAGAGCAGCAAAAGCAAGAACAAGCTAGGCAAGACCTGCTAGATAGGATTGGACGAGAAGTTACTGCCGATTTAACCAAGCGTATGTCGCTTAGAAAGGTTAAAGAGCAGCAGTGGCTAGAAGCTGCACGCCTATATCTAGGAAGTTTGGCAGCTTTCGAGTTCTTCACATCGGATTATGCCTATGGTGAGAACCAGCGGCGTACTTACGATAAGAAGCCTGAGGTAAACATCATCCGCGTTAAGTGTGATGCTGCTATCTCACAAACTATGTCCTATCAGTTTGCAGCTGGTGATAAAAACTGGGATATCAACCCACCAACCGTGGTGGATATTGATCCTGCCGATGTAATGGCTACATCACAGCAGCAAGGTAAGCAGATGCGGCCTGAAGAGGTTGTGGCCTACCGTGCAGATCTGATGTCTAAGGAGATTGAGTACCACCTCAACTGTACACGTTACGCACAGGAAGCCCGCATGGCTATCCGTGATCGTGTCATCTTGGGTACTGGTATTCTCAAGCTTCCGGGCAATTCAGGCAAGCTCAAGAAGACATACATACGAACTACTACTAGAGACGGGCAGGTTGTTCGAGTTCCCGCCTATACTCTAGAGAAAGTTCCACAAATTTACAGGGTAAATCCTTGGTACTTCTTCCCTCCTGAGGGGGCCACGTCTATTGCGGGGTCAGAGAATACCATTGAGATTCATCCTAAGTCTAAGACAGAACTTAAGGAGTTAATGCAGCGTCCTGATTTCTTTAAGGATGCTATACTACGAGTTCTAGAGACTCCACCCAAGGAGTTTCCTTCTAGTCCCTTCAATGACCCGGCGTTCTTGACGCAGGGTACTAACATCATGAAGGATAAGTACGTGGTGATTGAACGCCACGGCCCTATCACTAAAGAGATGATGACCACCCTGAATCTATGCGGTGGTGATGAGGAAGTAGAAGAGCAGTTCGGAGAGATATGGGTATGTAATGACATTGTAATCAAGCTGGAGTTCTCCAACCTAGAAGGCAGGAACACTCCTCCATACTGCACATGTACATGGGAAGATGATCCGGCAACACTGTTCGGGTTTGGTATTCCTATGCTTGCTCGTGATCAGCAGCGTGTTGTAAATGAATCTTACAAGATGATGCTGGACAATGCAGGTGTAAGTGCAGGTCCTCAGGTTATTATTGACACTACACTCATTCAGCCCTTAGAGGGTGGAATGGAAGCTACGCCATTCAAGGTGTGGATTGCTAACGAGTACGGAGCTGATACCAGTAAGGCTATCCAGTTCTTCACTCCTCCCAATTCCTTTGATGGCCTATCCAATCTATTCCAGCTTGCTAAGCAGCTAGCGGATGAGGAGAGTAGTATTCCCCTGTTGCTATCTGGCTTGTCTACACCTACGGGTGCGGCAGACAGCGCAACAAGTATGGCACTGATGAATCAGAATGCTACATCACCATTGTTCTATAAATCAGAGCAGTGGGATGACGCTATGACTAGCCCTCTGATCACAGCTACCTATGACTGGGAGATGCAATACAATCCTAAGGATGAGATTAAGGGAACGTACGATATTGATGTACGTACCTCTACGTCATACCTACGTAACTCTCTAGACAACCAGAAGATACAGGCGCTACGTCAGGAGATTGCACAAGGATCACCAATCGGTGAGTGGATTAACCTTGATGAGCTTTCCCTAGTCAGTGTAACTGGTATGAGGCTTCCATACAAGGGACTTATCAAGAGTCCTGAGCAGGTAGCCGAGGAGCGTGCTAATGCTCCTGAGCCACCACCAGATCCTGCCATGATTAAAGCACAGGCTGATGCTAAGCAAGTTGATATTGATGAGCAGCGGCTAGAGCTAGAGAAATGGAAGGCACAGATTGAGGCTGAGAACTCACAGCGTCTTGCTGAGATACAAGGGCACGTTCAGATGGCTACCAATGCTACCCGTGATAAGGAAGCAGAGGCTCAGGTCATTAAGGCACAGCTTGACTTCAAGGCATCTATGGCAGCTCTTGCTTCCAAGGATGAGATTGATAGGACCAAGATCCTTAAGGACATGGATGCTAAGGAACTTGACACACACGTCAAGGTATTCCTTGCTGGTCAGCAGAACACTGCTCAGAGAATACAACAGCAGCAGAAGGATAGGCAGTTAGATATCCAAGAGAAGCAGGCTAATGCACGATCTAAACAATGATAGTACATGGAGCCTAATAAAGATTAGACTTGAGGACAAACTAAGGAACGCCACGGAAGGCTTGGCTAATATAGACAACACAAGAGAAGATGACTTGGTATACAAGGCTAAGATAGCTGTAGTCAAGGAACTTCTAAATCTGCCGCGCGAGCTTGAGGTTCGCGCCGCTAACACTAAGAGGTAAACATGGAACCGAATGAGATTTCTGTAGAAGAGGCTGAGCGCATTTTTAGTGAACTGACTACTGAGACACCTACAGAGGAGACGGTAACTCCCGATCCTGTGGTGCCAGATGTACCAGCGCCCTCAGCACCTGAACCAGATAACACGGAGGTTGTTCCTCCAGTGGCAGAAGATTGGCTAGTAAAGATTGAAGACGCCACTCTTCGAGAGCGTGTGCAGGCAGAGATTCAACGAGCACAACAGTTGGAACATCGGATTAAATCTGATGATGGTAGGGTAGCGGCTTTTCAGCGTAAGGCTGATGAGCTTAAGCGAGAACTACAAGAGATGAGGCGACAGCCGGTTGTTCCAGAACAGCCCGCAGGTATACAAGGCGTTCCAGAAGAGTGGAAGCCAGTAATCGAAAATGACCCTTTATTGGCAAAAGCCGTTGAGGCTCTTATTCGGTCTGAAAAGGAAGCGCTTCGCAAGGAGTTTAAGGAAACACAAGCTGCTGTTATCAAGCCTCTAGAGGATGATAGAAAGCAGCAGCAAATTGAACATGAGATTGAGCAGCTCGCCAAGCACGTTCCAGACTGGAAGGAGCTTAGGGAAACAGAGATGTTCAAGGGATGGTTGGAGTATGAGGCATCGCCAATACTTCAGCAGGCATGGAACTCGTCATACAATCACCGCGATATTCTCGCCGTGTACAACGCATTTGCCGTTGATATGATTGGTTCAGGTCGCGTATCATCTCCTGCCCCAGCAGAGGCAGCCCACGTTCCAGCGCCAGTAGATACTAGTAGAGCAGATAACATTGCAGCAGATCGGGAGCGTAAGCTACAGCAGACTCCTATTGCTAGCAGGGAAAATGTTCTACCCCACCCACCAGCAAGCAAAGGTCCTATGACCGTACCCGGTGGAGTGGTGTCAGGTGAAGATGCCGAGGCGCTATTCAAATCGTTATTCAAATAATCAGGCTTAATATGGAGAAATACTAAATGGCTGCATTTGTAACCTATGGAGATATCAGCCCGCGCGTTGGTATCTACGCTGTTAAGAAGCTTCTAGAGCGGATTCATCCGGTTCTAGTTCTCGAAAAGTTTGCGGTGGTCACACCGCTCCCCAAGAATGTAGGTGAGACTATTAAGTGGCGGCGTTATCGTCCGCTCGCTGTCAACACCACGCAACTTACTGAGGGTGTAACACCTCCACCGTCACAGCTAGTTGTTGAAGATGTCACCACTGTCATCGCACAGTTCGGCGGCTGGATTCAGCTAACTGATAAGGTGTATGACCTACATGAAGATCCCGTCCTCAATGAGGCTATGGACCTTCTAGCGGATCAGGCTGCTGCTACCAAGGAAATGATTCTTTACGGAATCCTCCGTGGTGGTACTAGCGTGTACTACGCTAATGGTATTGCACGTACGGATGTCAACACCCCAATCGACATTTCACTAGTTGATGCGGCTGTTAACAACCTCAAGCGCAACCATGCACGTAAGCTAACCTCACGTCTATCTGCGAGTCCGAACTTTGACACCGAGCCGGTTAACTCCAGCTTCGTCATGTACGCTCACGTCGATTTGGAATCCGATCTACGTAATACCGATTCGTTTGTTAGTATCGAGCATTACGGTCAGATGAAGCTTCTAGATGAAGACAACGAGATTGGTAAGCTACGTGAAGTTCGCGTCATCCTCTCACCTGATCTACCTCCGTTCCCGGACGCTGGTGGTGCGGTAAGTGGTATGCGTTCTACTTCCGGCACCCTTGCCGATGTCTATCCATGTATCATCGTGGCTAAGGACTCCTATGGTACTGTTCCGCTCAAGGGCGTGAATGGCATCCAGATGGCAGTTACCAATCCTAAGATGGGTACACCGGGTGACGAGCTTGGTCAGCGCGGTAGCATTTCGTGGAAGATCTGGTATCAGTGCGTACGTCTAAACGAGCAGTGGATGACTCGTCTAGAAGTTGCCGTTACTGCCCTTTCGTAATTTAGGAGAATAATTTAATATGGCAACTTTTAACGCAGCTACCTATCTAAAGGGTATCAAGCTTCGTCCGAGCGCTCAGTACGGGCCGGAAGAGGCTACCTTTTCGATTACTGTTCCCGGCTCTTTGGAGTCAGGTGCAAATGCGGATGGTACAGCTGGCCCTGTTGTTACACTAGCTTCCGGCGACGTGTTCAACTTCGGTAAGCTAGGCCCCAATGTCCGTGTACTTTCTGTCGAGTTTGATACTAGCCCGATTGCTGCAACCAGTGCTCTAGTTAGCGTTGGTACTTCAGCTTCCGCGACTAACTTCATCTCTGGCGGCACAACCACGGCTGCTATCCCACTCCTAGTGGCAACGCAGGGTGACACAGATAACGGCTTCTCTGCTATCTTTGCACCATCAACCAGCACCCTTGACCTGAAGGCAACTCTAGGTACGGTTACTGGCGTGCAAACCACTACTGGTACACTTGATCGTACCCTTAACTTGCGCGTCAAGTATCAGTATGCTTATCCCAATCTAACCACAGTGGGTGTTACGAATAGTACCTACCCGCTTGCTGGTGCGATTAAGTATAACGCTGCTATCAACCAGACCTACAACGGTAATGCTCCGTAAGCATTGTGACACGCGGTATAGATTTATAACTTACTAAACTAGGTTATCAACAATCGGGGAGAGGGCGGGAGCATAGCTCCTGCCTTCGCTCTTGAGGAGGATAAATGTCAAACAGTACATCAGCTTTAAATGATCTTCGCCAAGACTTAGAAGCAGCAACACTAGCAGAGCTACGCTCACGAGCAGTAAAGACCTTCGGACTAAAGATTAGTCGCAATCATACGAAGGACGATATCATTGCAGATATTATAGAGCAGGCTAAGAAGTTTGAATTTGCTCAAGATTCTGAAGGAGACTTAAAGCCGGGCTGGAGCCGTATCAGGGTTCACGCCATTCCGGGACGATCCAAGTTCCCATTCTATTTCAACCTTAATGGTTATCAGGGACTCATCCCTCTCAACCGTGAGGTAGACGTACCAAATAAAATTGTAGGCTTGCTACGTGATGCAGAAGAAAATCAGCATGTGACAGACGATGTTGGTGCTTCCACATGGCGACTACAAGAAAGCTATCCATTTACACTCATCGACCAGCGACCGGGTAAAGATCCTAAGCCGGGTATGGAAGTTCAGCGAGAGATTAAGCTTGCTGCTAAGAGAGCGTACTACGAACAAGAAGGCTTGTGGCCTAGTGATAAAGTGCTAGCAGAATATCGCAAAGAGCAGGCTATGCTAGGCATTACTAAGAAGCGTCCGCAGGCTACGGCTACCACCGAAGAGGATTAATTAATGTCATCAACCTACGTTGATATTGTAAACGACGCTATTGCTGAATCGGGGGCAGAGTTGTCCCAGTATGCCAGTGATGGCTCAGACTTTACAACACAAACTGACCCTACAATGATTAAGTTTAAGACGTGGGTTGATAGGGCTTGGAGAGAGATACAGCGCCGCGCCTTTGATTGGAAGTTCCTAAACAATCAGGGCGTGGTTACTGTCCAGCCCGGCCTCATGTTCTACGTAGATGGAGAAATCTCCGGTAGCATCGCTCCCACTGTAGATGTTTACGGTACGGATGAGACTGTGGTGTATTCCGATGTTCCTATCGACAGGGTAGTGGATTTGACGGATACTTCGTACAGCATGACTCCGGGTAAGTCCTTTGGTTATGTAGACCTAAACACGGACGAAGACCTCACCTACACATTCAAAGCAGGTGGTGATCACTTCTATCTAGAAGACCGTCGCTACCTAGTGTCTAGGGTAGGAACCAACCTATCTCAGCTATTCCAGCAGGGTGTAAACGTAGGGGATTCCCTATCGTTCCTTGTCATTACCAATCCGGGATTCAGCCCTAGCGAATGGTTTATTGTTAATGACGGTGCCACCCTAACATCCGTATCTCCTGATGCTGATGACATTACTAGGGGAACTGCTGGTTGGGCATTCACAACAAACTCCACTGAGTTGATAGATGTTATAGATAGTGGTGTATTTGCTATCTACATCTATGGCTTTAACATTAACCTTCCTGACGATTGGACATTTGTAGATGGCTTGCCCGAGCACCAGTGCCTTGGTGTGGATGATGGGCACTCAGGAACATTTGACTACGCAGCTGCCGATAGCCCTGCCTACATCCATAGCTGGAAGTCCTTTGACTTCAGTGAGGAGACGGCAGATGATGACTATCAGGGTGAGATTAGGAAGATCAATCCAGTATCGTTCAGGCTTATAGATCACGAGTCTACTAGCCCTTCCAGTTCTAAGCCGTTGGAATACTGTCCGTGGACCTTGTTCTCTTCACAGTATGACAATGTAAACTCTGCACCATCCTACCCTAGGTTTATCACAGAAGATAACACAGGTAGGTGGAGACTATACCCCCATCCATACGAGCCAGTAACTCTTAAGTTTGAGTTCTCACGTCTACCACAGAAGCTAGTAGATCCTCTAGATATTCCCAAGGGGCTACCAGAAGATTTCAATGAGCTTATCATGTGGCTAGCTGTTCGGTATTATGGAGAGTGGGATGAGCAGCCTAGCGTTCAGCGTAGGGCAGAGCGGTACTTCAAAGATTTGCTACAGCGTCTAGATATTCTGTACCGTCCTAAATTCAGACTACAACCAGCGAGGCTTTGGTAATGGCATCAGAGAATCAGTACCTTCCAGAAATCGTAGAACTTTCGGGGGGATTAGACTATGTAACCCCGAAGCCTGCGGCTGGAAGAGGAACGTTGTCTGATTGTTTAAATGTTGAACAGGCGTATCGTAAGGGCTATGGACGTATTGGTGGGTACGAGAGATTTGATGGGGGCTTAAGCAATCCATCCCTCAACTACACCAACTTAGTATTGATGACTGTGGATATGGGCACCGGCCCTTTTCTTGAGGGTGAGCAGCTCTATATCTCCTCTACTACATCCAAGCTAATTACTAATGTAATAGGGATATTCAAAGAGACTGTTGTACTTGATTTCATAGCCTATCATGTTGTACTGGTTACAGACTATGCTGCCTATCTATCGCTCATTCCTAATGTAACGGTGGTTTCAGGATCTACTAGTACGGAGTCAGCTACCTTTGTAAGCTCTGCTCCTTACAATCTAGCTAATGCTTATGTGCAGACGGCTGTTTTTAATAATGATTATTTCTACCCAGATAACATCAGTAGGACAGCTCCTAACAGCCTAGATGGTTCAAATAACAATGCCATAACAGCACTACATCTGTTCAAAGAACAGCTCTATGCTGTAGTAGACTACGTAGCGTACAACTTTACTACGGGTGCTACTGAGGTGTTCTCTGGTGATATACTACTAGGACCCAGCTCTGCTGAGAGCAGGCTGGTGGACATCATGGTTACTAGCGGCACGTTTGCTGGTGGTAACGCAGCAGGTGTAATACTCGTGGCTCCTATGATTGGGGCCATTACAGGTGCTCAGCAGGTAGATCGCGCGGGTGCTCCTGTAGCCGCTCTCACCATCACTGGTGTTAGCACTGCATATAGCTGGGGAGCAGGATTGTTCCGCACTCTAACGACAGGTGGTTGGGAAGAGGTTAATTCAGGGTATGAGTTCACCTTCAGGGATGGCACTGCTAATGGTCCTCCTCCTACATTCAGTAGAGGAAATGCTAGCTCTACAGTAGTGATTGCTACAGCTATCAGTCCTCCAACTGCTGCTACTGACTTCCCTGTTCTAGGATGGACTTATAGTGGTGCAACGCTGCTTGATAGTATTGATGCAGATGATGCAGATTATGTAATCTACGGTCCTACCACAGCAACTGCCCCAGCTGCTTATGTGCAGGTTAGTGCTTTCACTGGTGCTACAGCGATCCCAGCTGATAGTGAAGTTACAGGCATGTCTTTAAAGATTAATGCTACAGGTATAACTGCCGCGCCTGAACGCTACCCTTCCCTGCTTGCACAGCCGTTTGATGGCACAGGTGAGATAGGTGCAGCTAAGAGCACATCTACATTGCGAGAGTTGGGAGGTGCTGTTCCAGTAAGTCCGGGAGACGATTATATTCTGGGAGGGGCCTCAGATACTTGGGGCATTGATGATTTGCCTGCTGCCCTAGCCAACGGCTTTGGGTTTAACATAGCTCCTCGCAGGGCTTATAGCACGGGCAACAACACTACCTTCCGTATCAACTATGTAGAGCTTACTGTCTACTACTCCTCTAGTATCCAGACGTACTACTTCTGGAATGGGGTGGATGATGTTACAGCTCCTATCACCAACATCTATGTGGATAGCGGTGACTGGACTACTGGTGACGCACATGGCTTTATGCAGGTGGCATCTATCGACGGAGCCACTCGAAATTACATAACAGCGGGTGACGCTATCTGGACAGGGCCGGGAGGTACAGGAAGCTTAATAGCATACGTAGAAAGCAATGCTGTATACGCCATGCTACCCTCTCTGTCAGCCCTCCAATCTCAGCTCAGTAGATATCAAATCATAACTGCCAACTTCTATAGCAACGCCGACTGGGAAGCTATCTACGGGGTTAGTGGTGCTGGTCAGGCTTGGGTGTACGATAGTTACTACTTCCGTAGAATCTATACGGGCATTGTTCCATCATTAGATAAGCCTCGACATATCGCCTTCAATCAGTTTTCGCTAGCCTTAGGCTACTCTGCTGGTAGTGTCATCCTCTCTGTTCAAGGAGAGCCTGAAAACTTCAGTGGTGTAGACGGGGCTGTTGAAATTGGTATTGGTGATAGCATCACGGGCCTGTTACGTATGAATGGTACAACGCTAGGAGTGTTCTGTAGGAACAGCATCAGCGGTATCACAGGAACTAACGTAGACAACTACTCTGTGATGGTGTTGAGTCCTAGTGAAGGGGCTATTGAGTACACTGTGGTTGATATGGGTAAGCCGGTCTACTGCTCTAACAAGGGCATTAGCATCTTCGATCAGACAGCTTCATATGGTAACTTCCTAGGTAATAGGTTGTCAGCTTCCGTAGCTTCGTGGCTACTGCCGCGCTTGCAGAACAGGGTGATACCTGTAACGTTTGCAGCTACTACAGCTACTAGGCAGGGGGCCACTGGTCTGCTGTTTGCTACCGTATGTAGGAGTAAGAACCAGCTACTGCTATTCTTCGCAGATGGTGTGTGCTTGGTTATGACTCTCTTTGGACCAGCTCAAGATCCGGTGTTCACGCTACGTCAGTATGACAAGTGGACTACTCCTGAAGACATCACGGATGGTGTAGCTTACACGAGGTTTATCCCTCTTGCTTATGAGAGTGCTATTGATGACTCTGGTAAGGAGCGCATCTTTATGTCCCATTACGATGGGGGTAGGGATGTTCAGTACGGAGAAACTGTATATTACGCTTATGAGTTTGAGGATAGCTGGAGCTTTGATGGATTCCCCATCCCATTCAGCATGACCGTCAACGAGAACTTCTATGGCAATCCGTTCGACTTCGATACACTGAGGAAGATTAGATTGCACGGAACAGGCTTGGGTTATGCGCCTATGAGGGTGGAGGTTACAACCAACTACAGCGATAGCAAGAATGCTACACCAACGTCTATTGATCTAAGTTTGCCCAGAGAACCTGAGGCTACCCTAGCTTCTATAGATACTCCATACACAAACATAGCTACTGGTGCATGGAGAGGTAGGAGCTTTAGCATTAGACTGTTTTACGACAGGACGGGAACTACTAGAGTATCTCCTCCCTTTACGGCTCAAGTATTGCAAATTCAACACAAAGAAGGTAAAGGAGATATTTAATGGCGTCAATCTATGACAGCAGGGCGGGAGGCTGGAACGGCAGTGGAAGTGCAACTTCCTCTTCGTCTCAGAGTAGGGGGACCTATGGCAACCTCCCTCCCGGTGTATGGAATGCCGGAGGTAGAGATGGTAATAATGCCTACGTCCGGCAAACCAATCCTAACGAGCTAGTTAGTACGCAGATGTCGGCGCTATTAGACGATCCTAATAGTGCCTACATGGCTAACGCTAGACGTAATGGTATGAACGTTGCAGGCAACAGGGGGCTAATGAATAGCTCCATTGCTGCTGGTAATTCACAGCGTCAGGCTATTGAAGCTGGTATGCCGATAGCTCAGGGCGATGCTGCTGCCTATCAATCCTCTGCCGCACAGAATCAGGATGCGCTAAACGCAATCCTAGCGGAGCAGATGGGTAATGCATCAAGCGAGAGCATCGCGCGTATAGGAGCTAACGCTTCTATGTACGGAGATGACTTGGGTCTGATGAATCAGCGTGAAGGTAGAGCCTTCGGCGGAGAGCAGGCGGGACTTGATCGTGCGTTCCAAGACTACATGAGTCAGCTAGGCCACAGCCAAGATGTTGACATGTCTAACATTGGATATCAGCACAACCTAGGTCTGGGATTCCAGCAGATTGCTGGCAATCTAATGCAGGGTCAGCAGCAGTTCCGTAACACAATGGCTAGGGATGCAGCGGGCGATCCGGCTATCATGTCAGACCCTGTTGCCTTTAACGACTTTATGAACTGGGTAGGTTCACAAGCCAGTAGCCAGATTGACAACCTTATCAACAGCATTATTCCAACAGGAGGGAACCCTTAATGGCATGGATGGATGGGGCCTCTTATAATACTGATGGATCATGGAATGCGTACAGCACCTACGCTAATGGAGGTAGCTACCAACAGCCCTACACTCAGGGCTTCATGTCCGACCCCGGAAGCAGCTCTTCTAGCAGCGGTATCAACTGGAACGGAGTAGCTCAGGGCTTAGGTGCCTATGATGATGCCTCCACTTCTAGCACAAGCAGCGTCCTCAATGGGGCAGCTGAGGGCTGGTATAACGGGGGCTGGACTGGCGCAGTTGTTGGAGCACTGGCAGGCTACTACGGTAGTGAGGATAAGGATAAGGAAAACGAAGAGGATTTCGAGAGGAAAAAGGAGCTAGACCTAGCCAAGTACAAGTACATGGAAGAGATTAGGCAGAAGCAGATTCAGGAAACTAAGGATGCTTTCAGCAAGTACAAAGGACTGGGTGGCCCTCCGATGACTAACAATCTGTTCGGTACTGGAGCTGCTAATGGTGGGATGATGGGGGCATTTGCTCCTCAAGGTCCTACACAGCCGGTGGTCAATCCTGAACAGAACAGCTACGGACTAATGAGAGGATAATATGGCAAAGAAGAATGAAGCCACAGACATTAGCGTAGCTGCCGGACTTACAGTTGCGGGCCTTCTATCAGATGAAGGCTTGAAGTCCTTAGGTGGGGTGTTACAAGGTGCTGCTGATCCAGCAGCTGCCCTTGGTAACGCTGTGTTCATGACCCTCTCTACTGTGAGGGAGAAGCTAGAGCAGAATGGTATGCCTATAGATGACAAGCTCTGGGTAACTAAGGGCGGTGTACTTGATAGGGTGTTGTACGAAGTTGTTAACGTTCTAGCTGCTGTCATGGGCTTTGAGCAAGCAGGCGATCCCAAGTTTGTAGACAGCCTAAAACGCAACGTCATCGCTCTCATGGAGAAGGAAGACGCGGGTGGTGGGATGCCACAGGAAGAGGCTCCAATGCCTCCACAGGAGCAGCAGGGTGGCCTTATGGGGCCTCCGGCTCCAGCTCCGCAGGGAATGCCCCCTGAACAACCAGCTGGTTTGATGGGAGGTGTATAATGGGAATGATGGATGCCCTTAATGAATTTGGGAGGGGCTTAGGTGCCATATCAAAGTCAGGTAGAGAAGACAGGGCTGTAGACAGGGCACTAGATGCCGAAGAGCGTAAGCTACGTCTACAGAATGAACTAGCTATGCAGCTAGAGGAAAGGAAGCAGCTTCTTGCTGAGAAGTTCCCTCAAATGAAACAGGCCATTGCTACCCCTTGGGGTGCTATTGTATCTAGAAGCAGCAACGGTGTTCAGGTGGAGTTTGAAGACCCTGAAGTTAAGGCTGCATACATCCGCAAGCAGGAAACTGCTAGTGACAAGCAAGCTGCCCAAGCTACTGCTGAACCTATCCGAGCTGGAGCTACTGTAACTGCGGCGGAGGCTGCTGCTGCTAGAGCTGCTGCTGCACAGACAGCTGCTGATGCCAAAGGTGTGCCTAAGCCTGCCACTCCCGTACAGAATGCCAACCTCCGAGCTAAGGCTAGAGCAGAAGCTATTGCTATGATGGATGGTAGGGATATAAAGAAGAAGGAGAGGGTGTTTAATGCCCTTTCTACTACTGAGCAAGAGGCATTGATACAAGCAAGGTTAGACGTATACGGAGCTAGTGGTCCAGCGGCAGCTGCACCTTCTGATCCGGCTGCTGGTAACAGGTACATGAATTTACAATAGGAGATTGGTTTGGACCCTAGAATAGAGCTTATGCAACGACAGGCACAGTATGCTATAGAGCAGCAGCCTGAAAATAAAGAGCTTATTCTAAAGGCTCTTAGTGAAGACATGGGCGCTGTTGCTATGGAATGGACAGAGCAGGCCAACCTAGCCATAACCAACAATAACACCAAGGAATATAGGGCCAAGGTTACTGAAGCCCTTAAGAAGGATTTGCTGGACAATGGCTTTAATGCCGGGGAGGATTTCCAAATTCCTCCCATTCCCGGCAAGGACTTTAATGGCAAGGTGGCTGCTGGCTCTGCTTCTACAGCGGAGCCTTCCTATGAGCAGGACAAGTTTGACGGGGAAACTGAGGAAGAATACTACGACAGGAAGGAGCGCGAAGGACAGCGCCTAGCTCAGGAGACTGGCGTGTCTGCTACAAGGCAGCGCATAGCTGATGAGCGTGGTGCTCTAAGCCAGATGGGGCGTCTAGGTGCAGACCTAGAGGCTGCCGGGAAGGGTGCTTATTCCAACCTCGTTAGAGGAGCAGGAGCAGCAGTTGGTATTGGTGCTGGTGTCGGGGATGTACTAATGCCCGGTGACTGGTATTCCGAGGCAGGCTTTGATGCGCAGAAGGCCATGCAAGAACATGCTGCTAATGTAGATTCTAGCATCAGTCCTCTAGCATCTGAGAATGCCCGCATGGGCGGTGAGATTGTGGGCTCTCTCCTAACATTCCCCGTAGCGCCGTTCCAAAGGGGACAGGATGCTCTGGATAAGGGAAAAAGCTTAGGCCGTGCCGAGCTTGCTCTTGGAGAAGAGGCACTAATCCAAGAACTAGGCCTAGCCACTGGTAAGCTAGGTAGTCAGGCTAAGGGATTTGTTCCCTACCTAACCCGTGCTGGTGCGCAGGTTCCTGCAAACGTAGCACTTGGTGCTGGTAGCAGGGCACTAGCTGGTGAAGACTACACCAAGCAGGACTTGATTCTAGATGCAGCTATGGGTGCTGGTGGTGGTATCTTTAGGGATGCTCCTGCTGTCAATCCAAGACTGTCCTCCCTAGAAGAGGCATTCAAGGCAGGTGAGGATTCAGTTCTTCCTCCAGAAATGGAGAAGCGTCCTACCTTGTGGGAGGGATCATCCGATCCCGTATCTATTGATATTAACAAGCCCTTCACTGCTACGTTTGAAGCTCCTACAGCGAAGACTCCTTCTTATGGAATAGCTCCAACTACCACTACCACTATAGATTCTCCCCCACTTAGGGAGATTGCTGATGCTCCTCCTGTCAGAGAAGCCTTGATGGAAGAGGCTGGTAATGCAGCAGGTAGTAGGGACACTAAGGCTATCCAGAGGGAACTAGCAGACTACACCAAGCAAGCTCGCCTATTGCAGGATGAGCTAGATGGCTTGCCTGAGCACAAGGCTTGGGCTAGAGAGCTAGAAGATGAATACCTAGAAGAGGACCTTCGTGTACATGGTGAAGAGGGAGCATTCTCCCCAGAGCTTACCAAGCTACGTCAGAACAGTGCAGACGCAGAGGCTGCCCGCCTAAGGGAAGCTAAGCGTACTAGCATTGCAGAGCAGCAGGCTTCTGTAGCTGATAGGCTACAAAGAGCTGAGAGCGAGGCTGCTAGGATTGCAGGAGGTAATGCTGCTCTCGATCAGCTACGTCGTGTTGAGCGTACTGGTGAGCCACTACCTAGCCCTGTTCCTCCAAGAGATTTAAGTGGTGTTGCCTCACAGGCTGCCTTTCCTCCGCAGGAAGGCGTGGCTGTGTCTCATACACCAACACCAGAAGCTCTTCCTCCTGTCTATCCAGAGAGGGGACAAGAGTATTCTTATAAGACTAAGTACAATCCTAACACACTAACAGCCAAGATTGAAGCTAAGCTTGCTCCTAAAGCTAAGCCTGTTCACACGGTCGAGTCTCTAACTAAGCTATTAGAGAACGATGATGCTCCTAGCTTTCTAGTTATGGAGCGTGCTCATACAAGTGCTGATGGCACACAGGTTGCAGCTACTCGTGCTCCCGATCATATTCTACAGAAGCTAGCAGACGACACGCTTACGGCTGATGATGTAATCAAGGAATATTCCAAGAAGTCGGAGGGGGACACTCAGGGTAAGAGGGAGTCAGCTTCCTTAACATCCTACCTAGGGGCGTTGGCTGACAGGATTGGTGGAAGGGGAGTCAATCTCACTATCCTAGATCCTGCTAATGAGGCTCATGCGGCAGTTCTAGACCGTAACAAGATGAATATGGATTCAGATTTCTCTGCGTTCTACGACGGTGCTACGAACAGGATCTATCTAAAGCCTACCAGTAAGGGAGGCAACACCCTCATCCATGAGGTAGCTCACGGAGTTACAAGCAAGCTCTTAACGATGGGAGAGAACGGCGATCTATCGGGACCTGCTCAGACAGCCTATGTAAACTTCGCAGATAGCTGGGAGCGGTTCATCCGTCCCAAGCTTAAGGAGAATGCAGAAGCTTTAGGCAAAGACCATCCAGATTATGAATCTCGTACCTATGGCTTAGGTGATAAGAATGCTAAAACGGGATTGATGGGTGCTCCTCATGAAGCTGTAGCTGAGTTCTTTGGAAGTGCCGCGTTCCGGCAATCTCTAAAGGAAATGAAACTAGATCCTAAGTGGGTGGCTACACTACCAGCTCCTCTAAGAGGGCTGGCTCGTAAGGCTGCTAATGTATACGATCTGGTGGTGAACAATCTATCGTCCCTTTTAGGTAAGGCTGGTATTAGGAGCATGGCTGATTTGGGTATGGCTAATAAAGCAACCAACGCTTATGAAGCTTGGTTCGGTCATATGGATAAGTTCTTCAATGCTGTTGATGATGTAGAAGCATCCGCTTTGCGGGAGCGTTCTAAGTTCAATACAACAAAGGACGAGGCTCCTGATACAAGCTTCCTAGGGGAGCAGGTTGCCTACCGTGGCCCTTCTGAAAAAGCTATGCCTGAAGGTGAGTCTGCTATCAAGCATAAGCCTCTAGGTAAGGTTGGTACTTTCCTCAAGGCTGCATGGGCAGGCAAGGGGGTTAACTCCCGTGTCACTCTAGCTAAGGAGCGTCTAGCCGGTAATAAGCAGGAAGCTCGTGTAACGCAGATTGCTAACATCAACAAGGCTCGCACCTTAGTAGGTGAACTAAAGGGTGTGTCCCGTGCTAGTGCAATGAAGGACATGTCAGTCATCTTTAAGGATGCCGCATCTGATGACGCTAAGAAGGCTATGGCTAGCCTACGAGGCACCAGCCCTGAGCTTGCTGGATTTGTATCTAAGCTAGCTACAGACAACTGGAAGGGAGCAACTGACCTAGCTAAGGCTCTTATCAAGAGTCAGGAAGGCAAGAAGCTACCAGACCAGAAGATCCTTAACTTCGCTGCTAAGCTCCTAGAGAACAGAGGTAAGTATTCCTACCGGGCTTATGGTGATAGTGCTGCTCAGAAGACTAAGTTCAAACTAGCTAACAAGGCAGCTGCTAAAGCTAAGGCAGGCAAGACTCTTACAAACGAAGAGACTAAGGCCCTAACAGAACTAAACAATCTGAAGGGCTACATTCGTCATAACATCTACGGAGATGCAGAGGCGCTAAGTAAGCTAACTTCCCCAACCCTACATGGATTGTATGAGGATGCCTTCGGTAATCTAGAGCCTCTAAAGGGGTTGTCTAAGAAAGACGCTAAGGCCCTCATGATAGAGGAGCTGGCTGACTACAACGGCAACATGTTTAACAAGGACGGTGCTGTTGATGAGATGGTAGAAACAATTAGTGGCATGAACAACGATGCTGCTGCTAAGTATTACAAGGGAATGAAGTATGGTAAGGACACCCTAAAGGCTAGGGATGATGTTCCTAAAGCAATCAGAGATTGGTGGGGGGAGATTGAAGATCCTCTAACTCGTCAGATCTTGTCACGTACAATCCAGTCGTTGCAGAAGGCAGAGGTGGAAACACTCAATGCTCTGAGGACGGATGGCTTGGCTGATGGTACATTCTCAAGCCAGCGTGGTATGGGCCATAAGGAACAGATTACGGGGCCGGGAAGTGGTGCCCTAGAAGGGCTATACACAACGCCTGATGTCATGGCTGTTATTGATAGCGTTACACAGTTTGGGTCTAAGGCCGAGGGTGTGTACGATGCTATGGTGCAGAAGAAGTCAGGAGCTGAGGGTATTGGTGCTGCTGCATGGACTATTGCAAAGATTCCTGTGCAGGTGATGCGTACTGCTAAGACTATGGAAACCGTTGGTAACATCGGTGGTTGGCTACGTAATGCGGCTGGTTCTCCAGCCCAGCTATGGAGCAATGGCAACTTTATCAATCCTAAGTACACAGCTAAGGGAATCAATGTTACACGTAAGCTCATCAATCTAGCCGGTAAGGAGGACATGGGTCCTGAAGAACTCAGGATGATTAGGCTAGGGCTAGCTGAAGGTACTCAGACACATGAGACATTCAGCCCTCGTGTACGCAGCAAGATGGACAAGCTGCTACAGCTAATGGGAGAAGATCCTAATGAGGCTATCTCATGGCTACGTACGCTTAAGGATAGTGGTGGTGCTTCTGTGGACTTCCTAAAGGAAGCTTATGGTGCAGTGGACTTGTGGCCCAAGATGGCAAACTTCTATTATGAGCATGACTTTCAGAGTGCTTATAACAAGAGGCATGGCATTAAGATGGACCCCGATGAGCTGGATCGGCAAGTTGCTGATAGGGTTAAGCAGACTAACATTACATACTCACGCTCTCCTGCGGCATTAAAGCTTATCGAGAGTGCTGGTGTAACGAGGTTTGTCAACTACTACTATGAGACTTTCCGTACCTCAGCTAACAACATTGGCATAGGCTTAAGCGACTTTGCTAAGGGCCTGAAGGAGAAAGACGTACAGCTTGCCTCACATGGGGCTAGGCGTGTTGTAGGCACAGTAGGTGCTGTTAACTATACGACAGCTCTATACGCAGCAGGACTCAAGGCAAGTGCTGGAGCATTGGGGTATGTAGCCGCAGAAGCGGGTGATGCCCTAACTGATTACATGGAAGATGACAGCTTCATGGACCCAGAATCTACAGTGCTGGTATCTGATGGCAACAAGAAGTATGGGCTAGATGCGGGCATGATTGCTCCTCTAGATCCAGTTGATAGCGTTGTAAAGAACATGATTAGGGCGGCCTTTGATCCTGAGAATGCTGAGAAGCATATCGGTAAGGCTACAGAGAACGCCTTCAATCTACTCTCCAACAACTCTATGATTGCAGGTGCTATCAAAGCTCTGCAAGGCCGTCAGCCTGCTATGGCTAAAACCGATCCTAAGTTGTACGAACAAATCCTAGGATGGAACGAGGCTAACACAGGGCTAAAGCCAGAAACTGTAGATGCTTTCATCAACACACTATCACCGCTAATACCTAAGACACCTAAGGAAGTATCTAGAGGTTTGAACACAGATGCCGATCCTAAGATCAAGGAAGCTATCGGAAGTGGTGTGGGTATGTACGAGATTAATCCTGAGAAGGACATCAAGACCTACCTAGGTAGAAGCTTTAAGCTAGAGACAGGAGAGGCAAGGAAGGCTTACTCAAGCCTGCTATCCAAGCCTATAGATGTAACTCCTGAGAGACTGGAGAAGGCGTTCAAGGAAGGTATGCTACAGCTAGCTAAGCCTTACGCTAAACTAGAGAGGGCATACAAGGCTGCTCTAGAGGAAGGCTCTGACAAGGATGACTTGCTAGATGCAATCGAGGCTAAGGTTAGTGGTGATGTAGTAGACATGCTTGAGGATGGAGCACTGCTACCAGCTAAGCTCATCTACATGGACATGTCCTCTCAAGCTGAGCAGGCTATCGAAGATGCTGAGGAGAAGGACAAGGCTAAGGTGGAGGAGCGGTGGTACAAGAAGCTGGATGCTTTGGACGACATACTCTACAAGTATGAAGATATGACATTGGAAGATATAGAAAAGGGGGCACTCGATGGCTAATGCAACAGGCACTCCACAGAGTGCCCTCTACCAAGCTAGGGGTATTTCTGATGGTAACTCCATTAGGAACCGCTCTGCCGAACAACAACACTCATACAATTCAGGAAACCCTATGAACTATTCGCAATTTATGAATGGGCAAGACCCTAGCTTGTCTCGCTATACTCCGTCTACCCTCACCACTCGTAGTCCTACAAGTCCTCAGTGGAGTAATAACCCCGGAGGCTATGCGTATAATCTACCTACAGCCTTTGGTGGATTTGGTGGCTTCAGTCAGTTTAGCCAGAACCCCGGCTTGCAGTCTATGTTTGAGGGGGCTAGTAACAATGCAACTATGCAAGCTCCTCAGAACAGCTTCTCGTATCAGATGGGACAAGCTATGCAGAATGCAGCAGGACAGAACCAAAACTATCAGGCACCGTCTAAGCCTGCTGTTGCTCAGCAGCCGGGATACATGCCTCCTATACAGGGACAGCGTGCGCTGCCTCCTATGGGAGGTCCTAGGCTACAGGGAGCGGCTCAGCCACTGACTAAGCCTGCGGCTAATGATCTACCTGCCAACCCTAGCTACGAACAACTACTAGCCATCTTACGTGGCGGTGCTCGTACTAGAGGCCCTATGCAGGGTAGCAATCCTCAGCCGGGAGGGACTATCGGCGGCCCTCAGGTGGGAATGTAATGCCATCTGGTTCCCTGATATCAGAGAGAGTGGCGATACTAGAGGAACGTATCCTCATCCTCACTCAGCAGGAAGCCCGTAGATATGCTCAAGAGCTAGAGAGAGATAGGAAGATAGATGCTCTCATTGACGAGATGGGTAAATACAAAGGCTTCATAGGTGGTGTGTTATTCGTAGGTTCCTGTGTATGGGCATTCTTAAAATTGGGAGTGCCTGTAATACTAAAGCTAATAGGTAAGAACTAATATGTCATTATCAGATTGCCCTCCAACCTTCAAGATTGTCAAGCTCGGTGATCCTGATGCTGAGCGCAACTCTATTAATGCAGCACTACAAGCTATAACAAGATGTCTAGCCCACTCTACCCTACCGGATCAGACAGGCCATGCTGGTGAGTTTCTCACAACAGATGGTACTACTCCATCATGGGCACCGGGAGGTGGGGGTGGAGCGGTTCCTACGGGGACGGGCTTCACCCACATTACAGCAGGTGTGCAGGATGCAGCTGCTAAGCTAGTGGATACAGCTGATGTAAACAATGACCAAATCACCTACGCCAAGATGCAGAATGTTTCTGCTACTAGTAGGGTGTTGGGACGACGTTCCTCAGGAGGAGGCGACGTTGAGGAACTATCCATTGGCCAAGGTGTAGAGATTAGTGGTACAGTGCTACAGGCCAAGCTCTCTACGGATGGCGGTAACACCATCATCATGGGTAGTGACAATGGGCTGTACGTACCTTCAGCCACAGCAGCTATAACAGCTACAAGCTTAACACTTCCCTACGCATCTAAGCGCCATGTAGTGACAGTGATAGATGCCGCAGTCACCTCTCTGAGCAAGATAGTTGCCACCCTTGGAACTGCTCCAGATACAGCTGTGAATGCTGATGATGACATCGACATACTTAGTCTAACTACAATCCCCACTGCGGGCAGCTTTCAAGTAAGAATGAATTTCCTTACGCCTATTGGCGGTACACTTCCAATCAACTACATGGTGGGCTAATGTCTATTTTATACGATGCACGAGGTAATGAATTTCAGGGATCGCTAGACACTATTGGTGGTCAAACCATCACTGATGCCCGCGTAGCTGGTGCCACGTTAGGTGCGCTGAACGCCGAGATTTTGATGGACCTGAACGGTAGGGCAACCGCTACGTTTGACACACGAACAGCGGCAGGCAACCTAACCTTCGTGGTGGAAGGTACTGTGGATGGAACCAACTACTTCGCTCTCCCTATGTGGGCACAGAACCAACTGTTAGCAGCAGCCTTGGTGGCTGAACAGTACGTTACGCAAGTAACTGTAGCAACAACCCACTCAGGTAGATACACTGTGGGTGTCACTGGTCTGAGGCGAGTGAGACTTCGTATATCTGCCTATACATCAGGCAATGTTACTGTCACTGCACGATCTTCTGAGTGTGACCTAATCATCTATGCTAGGCCCATCCCAGCTACACTGCATGTCACGGCAACAGCAGCAAACGCCATCGCAACGGCTACTCTACCAGCAGCCGGTGTAGGCATGTTCCATTACATCACCCACATAGATATTACGCGCAGTGCCACCGCAGCACTGGCCGGAGCAGCTCTAATAGCCTACACAACCACAAACCTACCCGGCGCTCCTGCATGGACAGTAGGTAATGCTATGGTAGCAGGTGGCACCGAGAAAGATGTAGTGTATGAACCAAATCAGCCTCTCAAGTCCTCGGTGGCTAACACCGCTACAACGGTAGTAGCGGCCGCAACTGGATTGAACACAACATCCCGAATCAACGTGTCCTACTACGTCGGGTACTAATAACAAGCGGAGACTTATGTTCAAGACAGCACTAACGTTCCTATCCCCATATAAGCTGTACATCTACGCAGGATTAGCCGCTCTTGTTATTGCGGGAATAGCCTTCGACAGACACAATCAGTACAATAAGGGCAAGAGGGAATGCCAAACAGAATACTACGAAGCCAGCAATAAGGCACTCGAAGATAAAGCTAAGCGTCTCCAAGAGACTGCTAAAGAAACTCTTGCAGCTAGCACGAAACTGGATAAGAAAATTGGTCATGTAATCTCCTCAAAGAACGAAGGTGTTAAAGAAGCCTATGACAACGCTGTTAAAGAAAACCGCCCTCTTACTTGTGATTTGTCTGACAGCGAGCTGCGGGCTTACAACAAAGCGATTGGTGATGCCAACGGAGAATGACTCCGTAGTGTGTCCTCCTCTAGCTGAGGAGCCTTGCATTCCCCTACCGGACATCCGCTCTAAAGCAGATGCTGACTTCAAGGCGTGGGTGAGGGGAGCTATAGCAGACTACAAGGTGTGTCGGATAAAGCAGGCTGCTTTGATAGATTGCATTAACAAATACAACAAGCAATAAAAAAAGGCTCCCCAAAAGGGAGCCTTCTTTTTGTCTTGCTTTTAGAGTTTCCAAATCCTGCCAGTAGGTAGGAATATAGGGCTGTACAGGGCAACGGAATGTTCCTGAGACAGGGCTACATTATCCATGCTAAGCCATTGCTTTATCTCCCTACTCCACCTTCCTATCAATATACCGCTATCCCCATCTATATCCACTAGATAGAGTAGACATCCTATGTCCTCAGGATTGGTAGCAGGATCAGGCTCCGACCAACAGTTTGGAACAGGAAGCTTAGTAGTAATCCTCTTCCTCGGTGTCTTCTTCGGTGGTGCTTTCTGTGTAGGAATATGCCCTCTCCAACTTAGCGATTACATCCTGCATGTTCTCCAATACCCATCCATCTACTAGCTCACAACACGCTTGGCTGTTCATAGCAGCGAGATGTTCTACAGCATCATCCAGTAGTGTAATGGCGTGTTCCAATTCCTCTCGTGTCATTGCTTAATACCCCACAACTTGTTAATTGCATCCCGTAGCTTAGCGTGTGTGGGGGCATCAAACGTCCTACGTGCCCACTCCCTAGCTGCTGGCCATCCATCGGCCCGTCCTTTCTCTGTGTATATGTTAGCCCACCTAACGTAGAACTCAGGGCCAATCAGGTCGGCATTACTTTCTTTTTGTTTTACTGCGGCCATAAATCCTCCGTCCTTATAGGGGTGCTAGCAATACTTTGCGTGCTTCTTTGGTCACGTCTGATACGCGAGAACGGCTCCAACCACCGCAAGAATTGCAGCTATAACGTTGATACCTGCCAACTCCCGTAACATGGAACCCGCGTTTTTGTAGCCGGTCACTTCCACAAGTGCTACACTGATGCCCATTAGTGCCAGTGTAGAGAGCAGCATTAGGATGACCGATAACCCAAGGACGTAATACTCCATATAGATTCTCCAGAATAATCACATCTTGAATGTTGTACTCACGCATAGTGTTCCATGAATCTAAGTCGCCTTCTGCGCACTTAACCCACAAGCTGAACCCTTCGTGAGATAGTTTCTCCCCTACCTTCAGTTCTCTACATACGTAGTCTAGTTTGTTTGAAGGGAATTTGAATTGCTTCTTAACTGTCTCCAACAAATCAATGTGCTTGTATGGAGCAGGAGGGGATAGGCCAGCCTTTACGAACTCCCTGTTCAGCATAGGAAGATCGAACTTCTTACCGTTGTATGTCATGATGACATCAGCTGCATCTAGTAGAGCGTGGATGGTGGTGAGGAAGTCGGCATTGCCGTCATGCCTCCACACAATAGGAGTTTCTCCTGCCCACTTAGCGGCATAGCATATCACCCTACCGCCCTCGAAGATTTGATTGATGCCAATGTTCTGATTCCAAATACTCCAATGACCGGAGATGAGGAAGCTTGTTTCGATATCTAGCACTAAGATCTTAATTAGATTGTCTCCTTACTTGAGTGATTCTTTGAGTAGCAGGAGCACTTTCTCCATACCTTCGATAACAGACTCTTTAATAAAGCCTTCATTGTACATAACCTCCAGCTCCGGTAATGCCTGATCTACAGCATGTAACATGTGGCGTACATCCGATTTCTTAAACTCAATGCGCTCTTCCATTTATACTCCCTTAACTCGATCATCCAAATCAGGACGTGTTGCCACCATCTGTGAGAGGAACAAAGCATTAGCTAGTACGTGGTCTACATGAGGCAATCCACTCTCAGCGTCGTTGTCCTCTCCGGCTACATAGGCTGTGAGATGACGCATGAGACAATCAACAATGCCCATGTGATCCAGTCCACCTAGCCAGTTACCCCGGTGATACTTATCCCTTCCATACATCAACACCTTAGCTACACCTTCTACAGCTTTGTTAGCTTCCAGCACCATAGAGATTTCAGGCTTACCCTTGTTATACCTGCTGCCCAACTTACGTTCATTAGATTTAATTATAACATCGACAATTCTTTTCATATGAGCATCTCTAATTTCTTTGGGGTAATCACTTCTCATCTAGTAGTGCTCCCATACTTACAGGCCACAAGGGCCTTAGAATGTTTTCAACAAGCTGTGCTACATCCCTGATTTCTTTCTGTGAATGACTGTCTAGCCGTAGCTCTAGGAAGTGTGCCCAGTTACGTAGGTTGCCTGACATGTAGAACGTAGTCATTAGATTCTGTGGCAATATCATGCGTGCCTGCTCTGGTGCTACCCCACCATCCAGCAACTGCTGGTAGGTGATTAGACTCCCCTCTATTGTTTTTTCTACACAGTATTGAATATGGTCTGCTCTATCTACAGTCTCATCACTAGATCCCTGCTTAACATTGTCAGCAGCCTTACGCCACTTGTCAGGCCAGTAAAACTCTAGCTCATCCTTAACATAGCGTCTACTCACTTCGTTGTAGCTGAACGTCCTGTGCCTCTGTATCTGTCTAGCTACGAAGATGGGAACTTTCAGCCGTAGCGTAGCAGCTTGATGTTCAAAGCAGGATGTGTGCTTATGGTCTGCTAGATACTTGATTAGCTTCTTATCAGCCTCCTTCATGTAAATGACAGGATATCCACCAAACCATCTATCACTGCAAATACAATCGTAATCTATGTAGCCTCCCACCTTAGCGGCAAAGGCTTCTGCTTCTTCCTCGGTGTTTATATCATAGTTAGTTTCTAGAGCGCTCTCCTTGTTCATGGAGACACGAGCAGCATTCACAGGGGATAGATCAGTTCCGTAGTAGTCAATAAGCTCTACTGTTTGTTTAATCATACGCTCTCCGAGCTATTAGTCATACAGCCTAACCTTCCCTTCATGTGCCATCTTCAGGGCATACTCTACATCTTCCATCAAGATTCCCTCATCGTCATACTGAGCACCCATTAGGCCCTTCTCTAGCAGCCTAGCGAACTGGTCATCTACTGTAGAATACAGCCTATCCATACTGTCGAATGTAGCACACTCATCCACTACTTCAATGCCGTACATCTCACCGTAGGGCCATCTTACACCGTCATTTGCTAGCATAGGATTCTCCTTAGCGATTGTCTCCACTTCCCTTCAGCTTGTTACGTGCTTGACGATCAGCTAACTTGTCTATGTTATCTTGCATAAGCTGCTCCATATCTAGATGCCACAGATTGCAGAGCTGGCTAATAAACCAAAGGCAATCACCTAGTTCCTTACCTACTTCAGCAAACTCTAGGTCCTTATCACCCCTGTAAAACTTAGCTACCTTGTCTGCTACTTCACCTGCCTCCGCCACCAATCCTAGGGATAAGTAGGGAAGCTCGTTAGGTTTATAGTAGATGGCAAACTGGTTAGTTGCTTTCTGGTATTCATTCGCTTGCACTCTTACTCTCCTTGGTTATTCGTAAGTGACACGGCTTACAGCAGATGCGATAGCCCTCTACCTCTACGAACATACGTTCTACGAAACCGGGCAAGTCTTCGTAACACTTTAAACTTCCACATGGGATGATGTGATCTACCTCCACTTCTTTCTGAGCGTGCCACTTGTTACATATAGCACATTTAAATTCCCACTTAAGTCTAGCGTTGGTCTTGCTTTTACTGGGGCGTCTAGCCGCAGCTAGAGCAGCATAGCGTGGTGCCCATCTAGAATGCTTGGCTCTCAAGCCAGATCTAATGAACGCCCAGAATGCTGCTTCAGTGTAAGCACCTCCGCCCCTCGTCCTTGGTACAAGCTGTCTCTTCTTAGGCACTGTTCTCTTCTACCACTACAGGTAGAGTAGGCTTCTGAGATAGGATGGCACAAGCATCCATGTCCCCCTTCACTACATACTCTGTTCCACCTAGGTCTGATTCTACCTTGAATACATTATTTCCTTCGTAGGTGATGAAGCCCCTAGCAAGTACAGCCCGCTCCCCTCCAACAGTGGGAGCACATATAAGCTCTTGTGCTACCGGCGGAGAGGCAGTCAAGGTCTTCACTGTCTTAACAGTAAGCACTCCTAGAAAACCACTAATGATTACTATTAACGCCTTTTCGGAAAATCCCATATCTCTCCCTCCCGCTTCCTGATGTAGAGGAGCCGTCCTATTTCTAGGAGGGCCTTGTCTACGTCCACTACCTTACCTGCAATTTCATAGCCCTTGGGGAATGTCTTGTGATAGTATGTCCGAACGATGTCGAACAGTACACTCTCTTTAGTGGCATCTCCCAATATCTCCTCAGCTGTAACATCTCCCACACCCTTGATGCCGGGTATATTATCCGTCCTATCTCCGACGAGTAGCTGCCTGTAGAAATTGCGTAGTCCTTGTTCCTTGGATATCTTGTACTTGGCTCCATTAACCCAATTGTAATGGAACCCCTCAATCATATCAAGGTCTTTATCTATCGAAACAATTACCGCTTCTTCTTCGGAGTCGCTTTCTTGGATGCGCGTGGCTTCGATGCCAATCGCGTCGTCTGCTTCTTGGCCGGTGATGACTTCTGCTTTGTGGATGTCTTCGAGGTATGTACGGATTTCTTTGTAGTAGTGGGGCTTGTCAAACTCGCTTCGTTGTCCTTTGTACGGTAGGAGAGTGGCAAGGGTGTCACGGAAGTTTCCTCCCCCTGAGAGATATAGCGAAACGTTGTGTCCCACCACACCTTCAATCGCAGCAATTGTAGTTTTGACATTTCCCAAAGCGAACGAAAGGGGTTGGATTGTTTTGCGTTCTTCGACATCTATATTATCCTCTTGGTGTTCTTTCATGAAAGCCTTCAACTCTTTAGCTGAGGCTAGGGCAGGATGAGCCTGTCCATTTATGTACGGTATTCGTATTTTCTTTTCTGCGGAGAAGCCGCATTTATACACGAGTATGTCTGCATCTATTAAAGCTTTTAGGTTGGCCATATTACACCGAACACGCTAGCTTCCAAAAGCTAGCAATGCTTATCAGCTCCTTAATAATGTTCTTAAAATCGGCACGCTCAATCGAGGGATCGTCTAGGTCTAGATGTTCAAAGTCCTCTAGTGTGTAGCTACCCCATTCTGTGTACGTACTAGCTGTACTCATAGCTGCTAGCTTATCTGGCATAAGACGTGCGCTCTCCACAATAGATTGATACAAGGCTTCAGCAACGATGGTGGCAACCTCAGGACTAATCTTCCTAGTGTTAATGCCTAGCACGGAGGGGTGCAACGTCTGCACCCCCTCAGCTAGCATCTCAACCAATTTAAGATGCATCAGATTCTCCTTACAAATCTAGCTCTAACTGCTCCACAGGAATCACTTCAAGCGATGCACGCAGCTCAGCGAGTTCTTCACTGAATGTCTTCAGCCAGTTCTGGTTGTCAGCAATACGGGCTGTGTCATCAAGGATGGACTGGTTAAGCTCAGCAATCCATTCTTCACGCATAGATGCTGCTTCTTCTACAATGGTTCTAACTAGTTTCAAATCATTCCCCTCCTGTAGGGCAATTGCTATCACCTTCACGGCAGTCACCGCTGTTATCAAACGGACCATCACTATCCTGTCGTCCTGTATTACCATTACGATCACCAACGGTGTTGCCATCACCACTGATTAGGTTGTTACCAGCGGAGTTGGTATCTCCGTAGTTACCCTCAACGTTAATGCTAGGTGTAGCAATTGCTGTACCAGCAACCCCGGCCCATGCAGCTGACTGACCATTCAGCATCTCTGCGTACGTTTCGTTCTGGCTAATCTGTACCTCAGCACTGTTGTCTGATAGATGGCGTTGTGTCTGATTGCTCTGTGTAACGTTGACAATACCCGTTAGTCCGGGGATGAGGACACCAGCCCATGCTAGCATCTGATCGCTTGCTGTCATCTCACGAGGAGGTGCAGCTACAAGGGAACCATTACGACCACCTCCACCTAGATGCATGGTGATGTCTGCAATAGCCTTGTATGAAGCTACACTGGATACACACTGGTCTGTAGTGCATCGAGCAAGCAGCTCGTCGTAGTCACTTCGTGTATCTGAAATAGCCTTAGCTGTCTCAATGCTCTGCACTGTGTTCAGATAGGCTTGGTAGTTGTTACTCTGTGGTGCTGTAGCACAGGCTGTTAGGCCCAGCAGCATGGCTGCCGTTAATACTGTCTTAATCATTAGGATATTGCTCCTCCATCATGTCATGTGCATCATCAAACCCGATCCAATTATCCACACCACAAGCCTCTAGACAAGTGAGGAAGCGGCTATTATCTACCAACTGATTGTATTCTTTCTTAGTAATAGTGATAGTTTCTTCTGCCATTATTCACCACCCCCACCACTGCAAGACCCACTATCAAAGGACCCAGAATAGCTGCTATCGCAGGAGCTACTATCCGTTACAGTGTAGTATGGATACATGACAGGGTTAAGGGGATTGAGGGGATTGGACGCGTCTCCTGCTAGACGACGACGTTCCTCTTCTTTCTTCTTACGTTCTTGCTCACTACTCATACATACTCCTCACTAAAATGATGATCGCCTATTGTTACAGATCCGGGCTTAGCCTTGCCTGAGTTAAAGAACACAAAGCTCCTTGCCTGCTCATCTAATGCTCCGTAATTGCTTGTCACTTCTCTGGCCACTTCAGCTGCTCTCTGTAAAGCTTGTCGTTCCAGTCTCGTTGATGGCGTAGGCGTTCCATGCGCAAACTGTCTAGGTTGAGTTGCGATTGTACAGAGGTCGTGACTTTTCCAGCGAGCGTCGAGTGATCTATTGATGACTGTAGCTGCAACGAGGCGTTGTCCAAGCTCTGCTTGATTTCGTGACTCATTGTACACAACTCTCGTAAGGCACTCAATCTCCCTTTCGGAGAAAGCTCCTGTGAGAATCGGTTGTGGTAGTGCAAGAGAGATAGTGCTTCTCCCAGTAGGTCCTCGATATCCTGTAATGACTTCACTGATTCCTCCTATCACGCATACCATTGCTACGATGTAAGGCCAGAATTGCTTCAACATCATCTCCGTTAGTTCTCCTGTAGTCTAGTAGGTGATCACCCTCTAGGTGGGCATAGCGCCTTGCCTCCTCTGGTGTAGAGAATTGCTTACAATCAATCATACCATTTGTATACTGGAAGGTGTAATACATACTACTTCTTGAACACGTCTTCTAAGCTAACACCTACGCTCTCAGCCACCTTCCTTAGGAAAGCAATCTTATCTTCCTGTTCACAATGAGGCTGCCCTGTACGTTTGTCGTATTCGATGGCCCGTTTTAGAAGCTCTTTCATCTCCTCCACTTCTTTTCTAAGCTGCTTAATGTCACCCGTATAATCTAGTTCCCTAGCCTGACCTATCCTGTTAGGAGCCAATGGGGCATATGGCTGAGCTTGGTCGGGCCAAGGAGAGTTGGGCCATATTTTATTATCTTTCCACTTATCGTTGTAGTGGTCGCCGATCATACTAACTACACACATACTACCTCCTACTTAATGGGGCACACGCCACCAGCACATTCAAGGTCTTCCTCAAACTCAGCTACCTTTACAGTGGTGATGATACGAGACCTCTTCACACGCTTGTTGTACTCTTCCTCACTAATCTCCTCTAGTGGAGCCTGCTTAAAGCCATGCTCACTGTGTAGCAGGAAGCTGAGGCTCTTGAAGCACTTGTCGTAGTGCTTACTTAGATACTCCTTGATAGCAGGAAGTTCCTCTAGTCGATAATAGACGGTACAACTAACAGCATTGTCGCTCCATTCTGCTTGGAGACGACGGACAACTTCGAGTTGATCGAGTGCTGACATCTCTGAAGCAATCGGCGTAGCTGCCGGGTAACTAAAGGGGAACTCTGCCACGACTGTACTTCTGTCATCAGTTCCATCAAAGTGCTTAACGTATTCAACTGGGTATCCATGCTCTTTGATTGTGTTAACCAAGGGGCTATTAGCTGATAGTCGGATGCGTCTAATAAGGTGATGACTGTAGGCGGGGTGGCACCCCGGAGTAACTCCCGGTAGTAGGCTAAGCGTTCCACTTGGCTTAATTGTGGTGAGCTTGATGGAAGCAGGCCAGCCATGCGCTTCCGAATACTCCTTATCAAATTCCCTAAGAGCTTCATATGTTTCTCCTAGCCATGTACGCTGCTCTTCTGTTGCTTGTAGATAACCAGTGATACCAATACCCATACGCATGTTCTTATGTACAATGTCTGTTGTCTCTTGGTTGTGACAATCTAACATAAGGCTATGCTTACATATCCTATACAACAAACATGCTATATCTAGTAGCTCTTCCTTAGTTCTGCAATTAGGTAGGAATATCTCCGCTAGGCAGCACGTCTCATGATTGGCAAGGGGCTGCTCAGCACAGGGATTGAATCCAATTACATCCCTATCCTTGTACTGTGTATCCCCTAGCCTACCAATAGCACGAGCTAGCTTTAGATTGATGAGGCCGAAGGGTTCTCCATTACCCATGTAGCCCTTCCATATCTCATCAGGTAAGTCCTCAAACTTGTTACACACAACGGAGTTGTTACTGTTAGCTCTCCAGTTGGGGACGTTGCCTAAGTCCCAACGCTTAGAGCGTAGGTATTGGAAGTCATCGGCATCACCAATGGCAATCTGCGCAGACCTACGTACATTACCGGCTACAACAATAGAGCCAATGATATTCATAATATCTAGACAGTCAATGGGTCTTAGTTGTTTGCCAACTCTGTTCGCCAGTACCCCTGCAATCTTTCCAATTCCGTCACAGAGGATTTCAGGACCGCTAGCGGTTCCGCCAAAGCCTGCAATAGCCGCTCCGGCTCCCCGTACGAGCTGCGTGGAGTAAGTAAAGGTTCGTTTATCCGCTCCCACGAACCCGGCGCGGAGTGTATATTCAAGTAGTTTAACCCAACCTTCTCTGGTATCTGGTACAATAAAATCTGCGCCTGCTGTATCCTGTCTAGTTGGCGGCTCAAATCCTGCCAACACTTTCGGTAGCTTATAGACATATTCCCTCTGAATGTTAAAGCCTACACCACAGCCAAGCATGAGCATGTCCATAGTCCATGTGAATGGACGAACAGGTTCATCTACACACACAGCTGCACAGTTTTGTAGGCTGGCTAGTCCAAGTTTAGAGACAGTTGTAGTTCCAAGTTGCCAGAGGAAGCGTCCCGCCACACTGCCCCGGAGGTTGAGAAGATGTGAACGTACTCTTTCCTGTTCTTCCTCAGTGAAGCCGACTCCAAGTTGTTCATCAGATCCTGTGATAACTCGATTAACAATGTCTTCCCACTCTTCAGTTGGACTGTTAGGGTTGTTTTCATCTAGCCTCCGTGCATACGTACGCTTTGCTACTAGATATCCTGTACTACTCCAAGGTATTCCTGTCATTAGATTCCTTTATATTTATTAGTCCTGAGATGCTTCAAGAACTTCGTTGAGAATATCCATCAAGTCTGCATAAGACTCTACGTATATCTCTGTCTCTCGTCCTTCCTTATCTACAGCGTAGAGAACTACAGCAGCATACTCAGACCAGCATGTCTCACAATACCCCTCACTGCGTGTCTCTTGTTCCAGCTTGAAGTGATCGGCATTAACAAAAGCATCAGTGGTGTTATGAGCAAAGCGTTTCCGTGCCCACTTACCAACCATCTCAGTTACCAGATTACTTGATGTACTAGCTTTCACATACACCTCCATTAATAGTGTGTACCACCCTACCTACGCCCTTCTCTTTTATGTAGGCTGAGCAGAACTTACAGGGCTTGCTTTGTGCAAGCTCCCCATTCCTATCGGCCCTCACTACGTACAGTGTACACTTCCTGAGATTGTCCTCTATGTTCTTAAGGCAATCTACTTCAGCATGTAGATATTTCTTATGCTGCAATCCGCTGAGCTGGAAGGACAATGGGTGTGTCTTGGTCTTGTTAACACCTAGGCTAAGCATCCTCTTCTTCATGAACAATGCAGCTACATGAGAACATCGTAGCTGCACATCATTCAGCTCGGAGAGCTTAGCCAGTCTCTTAACAATCTTTAGATCGAAAGCGGAAAGCATCACCCATATTCCCACACATGTACATTGTCAGGAAGTTTCTCTATCAAGGGAAGTACGTCCTCTCTCTTTAGTTTTCCATTACCAATGCCGGGGAAATTCAAATCCCATCTCAGGCGAGGAGGTATCCCTCCCGGAATGCCCCTATAGTGCATGGCGTTTAGCATACTCTGTACAGACTGCTCTATAATAGAGAGCTGAGCAGGCTCTCTCCAGTGATCCTTTACCATAAAGAATCCTATGTCCTGACCCCCATACATACCTAAGTTTCCTGTATAGGGGCGTCGATGTAGAACACTGAACTGCTGTAAGTATCTGCCGAAGTCCCAAGGCAGGCCGGGAAATTTATCAGCGACCTGCTTTGCTATACCTCTGCCCATTACAACAGCACCATCCTTACGCATGATGGGGTTGGTAGTGATGAGGAACAGGTCTGTCTTACCAAACACACTCCACATATCACCTCGTTCAAGTATCATACGAGAGCAATGAACAGTGCAATACCAAGGGCTACGTACAATCCCATAGCCCAAGGAAACCACTTACCTTCCTTAATAGCTACTCCTGCCACTGGTATGAACAAAGCACCCAACATCACTCCCTGCCATATAGCGGCAGCTGGGGCTGCACTAGCATCAACTAGCATTAAGCTTCCTCCTCCTCTTCCCAGCCTACTGGCTTGGGATCTTCTAGTTCTTCGGAAAGCAGGGCAGCGAAGATACGCGCTGCCCTAATAGCATTACCTAACACCACCTGTCTGTCCTCTATGTGACCTGTCTGAGTGTTAATAATCTCGTAGATTGCCTTAGCTTCTAGAGGTTCTCCCCACATACTGCTACGGATTTCATAGGGGTGGTAGTAGGGAAATACAAAGTCGCCCCTAGATCCCTCCATCAATAAGGGATTTCATCTTCTGGATCTTGAGCAACACCCTCAGCTGCCACTTCCTCAAGCTTATGCCCTAGGTTCTTAGTATCTTCAAAGAACCGCGTGGTGTACTTATCAAGGAAGGTTTCCAGCACATCAATCTGCCTACCCTTAGTCTTACCAAGATCGAGTAGCTGCTGGCTAGCTAGGATTTCTACAAACACTAGAGCATCCTTACGTGCAGACTGGTAGTTGATGGCATCCTGAACAGCAACACTCTTACCTCCGCCGTAGCCTGTAGGAACATTGGCGGGTGATTGCTTATCTGTTGGAGGAGTGGCCTTCTTAAGTGTAGCGTTGTCTAGGTTCCAGTAGTTGCCATTCTGATTGGCATTGAATGAAACGAAGTCACCTTCTGCACACTCAGGCGCAGTGAACGTACCGTACTTCACGTTGTCTACAACGACAGCGTATGAAGTGTAAGCCTTCTTACCATTAGCAGCGGGCTTAGCATTCTTCCAAATCTTTTCTACATAACCTGTAATAACCGGCATTCATATCTCCTATTTTTGTTTCCAGTGAATCGTGTTTCTATCTGACGGGTAGATGGTGGCCTGTATCTCCTTGCCCTCTCCCCAATACTTTCCCCACTTAATTCCAGCTGATAGGGGAATCTCCTCTATATGATAATTATAGCACACATCTAGGAAATTGTATACATCTGCTGTGAATGCAAGTGCAAGCTGTTCGTTAAGCCAGTCCCTATCTACATCAGGTCCTACCTCCAGCACTAGGCTGTCATGGATGGTTAGTGTGAGACGCACGTTCTTCCCCTTAAGTCTATGCCATGCACACACAACAGCTATGGGAATAATCTCAGCCGTTGCGAATCCCTGAACAGGAGCATTGAAGATTTCTGTAGTGAATGTTATGTAGCCACTGCCAGTCATCTTACACGTAGGCCACTGGTATCTCATACCATACGGCGTTACTAGCTCCTTGTTCTTCAATACATCTAAGCACCAGCTATACTGTGAGTCATACATCACCTTGTACTTCTCTTGGAAGAACTTACAGTATGCTTGCTCTGCCTTAGTGCCACTGCTCCCTGCGAATAGAGGACGGAACGTACGAGACTTAGCTTCCTGTCTTGAGGTAGGTTCCCCTGCCTCTGTTAGATAGTCAGCTGTAATCCTATGTACATCTACCTCGTTAACAATCTCCTTAGTTGCAACAGGATCGTTGGTCAGGATGGCAGCTACACGAAACTCTAGCTGTCCACTATCTGCCTCCACTACCCACCAGTCATCCCTCTTCGAGGTGAACAGTCTCTTGTACTCTCGTGGTAGATTCTGTAGCTGTGCCCCTACAACCTTAGTGCTCTCTCCTTGCTTGATTGTAATAGCCCTACCAGAGGAGGACAGCCGATGAGTCTTCGTGGTTCCCTGATTGAACATTCCATAGAACGTACTATCATACTCATCACATACACCCTTGAAGAACGTGAGTGCCTTAGTGAGGCGAGCGTTTAGATTAGCAGCCTTGGTGTACAGCTCAACAAACTTCCTCTGCTTGGCGTTGTGTGCCTTGAGAGATAGGATGGTGGCACTGTCTGTTTTCCTAGCATCCTTGCCTGTACGTAGCACCTTGCCTTTCCTATCCTTAAGCTCATCAAACTCCAGTACGTCGTACAGAAACTCTGCAACTTGCGGTCTACTCCTCCAGTTGATGCTGGCATAGTTGTTAGCTGTAGCCATCTCATCCAACGCTGTAACAGTAGCTGCATGCTCGGAGAATACCCTTTGGTATTCCTCATACACCCTCTCCTTGTCAAGTGTTACACCATTGAACTCCATGTCTACTAGCACCGGAGTTAGAAGGCATCTGCTGTACTGTATGTGCAGCAAGTTCTTCTCTGTTAGCAGTTCCAGCTGTGCCCGGAACAACTGCTCTGTTATCTCTACGTCCTTGTGGCAGTATTCAAGTAGCCATTCTGGTGGGATGTTCTGAGGATCTACTCCAGCGTGTATGAGGGAAGCTACAACATCTTCCTTCTTGTCCAGTCCACGACGGTTACAACTAGCGGACAGAGACAAGTCCTGTAGACCCCTAGATGTGTTGCCCAAGAGAACCCATTCTCCAAGCATGGTGTCGAAGCAAATTGTACCTGTAAGATCGAGTCCACTTCTAGAAAGCCATCCAAGTTCAAACTTGGCATTGTGTGCAACAATGAAGTCAGCACGTTGTATGTCCCGTAGAAGTTCTTGCTGTCCATATTCTCCATCCCAACAATGCTTACGCTCTCCACCAAAGGTCCAGCAGGCGAGCAGTAGTTGGTTTGTTCTGTTGATTGCACTACCTTTCTCCAAGTTAGTTGTTTCAAAGTCTAGGACAAGAGGCTTGCCTGTTATGTATATCTCATGAGGATTAGCTACAGTTAGGAATGTTGGTAGTGTCATCATCCTCCTTTACGTCTATGTACTTTCTAATAGCAGTATTAGCTACCTGCCTGATCAGCTCTCTTGTAACGCCATACTGTAGAGATATGTCCCTAATTCTAATCAGTGCCTCTAGCAGTAGTTTCTCTCCACTCATTTGTCTAGTCCCTCTGGTGTGTTTGTATGCTGTTCTTTAGTGCAGCTATGAGGGCAGGAACTAGATCACGGTGTACTGAGCATATGTAATCTGATTCAGGATCATGAGGAGTGCCCTCCCATATCTCTACAACCTCACCTTTGATGAGAGATTGAAAGCTTGCTCTATGTTTGTAATAGCGTTTGCTCATCCCCGACTCTTCTTAGGATCATTACCGTATGTACTCTTACCGCGAGCACTCACCTTGCCATCCTTCTTGTTGTGTACGATAGATTCACAGGGAACATTAAAATCTCCACATAATTCTATACACTCCCACCTAACCCACTCGGCAGCGCGTCCTTTAGTAGTATCAGAATGAAAGACCTGTACAATCATACCACCAACACTCACTTCCCAACGCTTACGCTCTTTGGAATAGTACAAGTGGAACGTCGTTCGTTTTAGTTTAGTTGTCATTTATGTTCCCCCACATAGCTTCGTGTATTCTAGCTTTTTCCCAACCATCATCCTCTCCTTGCTCTAGTCCTGCCTCATACCCAGCAGCAAAGATTTCTTTCATCCATAAGCTGTTAGCTCTAGTCCACTCAGCAGTAGCTCCTCTACTCTTAAGCCACGCCTCGAATGCTTCATCCATCAGATGCTACCTCCGCTGAGATAGGTGTTCCCATAGTATAGGTGAATGGTGGTGGTGCTCGCATACATAGGCCCATCCCCTCCGGTGTAGTTGTACTCACTATTTTCCTGTATCTCCAGCCTAAGATTCTTCTTAAGCAGCGCTACCAATTCTTCTTCAGTCATCACAACCTCACACAAGAGATGGTGGTTTCTCGATAGCCACTAGTTATGTAGCAGCTCACTCCCTTCTCCTTATCATCTACTCGGTACACTGCTTGACTGCCATACAGATTACCTATGTACACGGCTGTTGATTGTGCTGCCTGTGAGTTGGAGCTAGCTGTACATGCAATCACTAGCAGTGTAAGCAGGGATGTAAATACCAACAGCAATAACTTGTTCATGTAGGTTCTCCTAGTCTGAGGAAACAGTAAAGCTTTTAGCCAAGCTCACTTCACCTGTCTCTTCATTCAGCTGTAGGTGAATAGTATCTGTGCTTAAGGAGCCATGCATGTAAGGATCATCCCCACTCTTGATCTGCTCTAGTGTGGTGGCATCCTCATCAAAGGCTAGTTCCTCTTTCAGCTCAGCGTCAAGCTGCTCTTCTGAATTGTAGAAGCAGACGGAGTTGCTACCATCACCATTGTCCCTGTGCCATGCCACCAGATTAAGCGTAATATCTTTCATGTGTATTCTCCTTAGCCCTTTATGCAGACAACTTGCTTGAGTGTATGTACTACCTCTACCAACTCTTCCTGTGCTTTCATCACAGTATCAATGTCTTTGTATGCAGCAGGTGTTTCATCTACCACATCGGAGTCGATGCGGCACTCGACACCTTTGACCGCAGCTGCGTGATCTTCAAGAGTGTATCGTCTCTTAGCTTCTGTTCGTGACATAGATCTTCCAGCACCGTGAGAACATGAACAAAAGCTGTCAGCATTTCCCTTGCCTCGTACAATGAAGCTACGCGCTCCCATACTACCGGGAATGATTCCAAGATCTGTTGGACGAGCGCGAACCGCACCCTTTCGTGTGACCCAGACACTACTTCCAAAGTGATTCTCCTTCTCCACGTAGTTGTGATGACAGTTGATTGCGCTATCTAGTATGGATATGGGACGCTTAAGTGTAGCAGATAGAGCAGCAAGCGTAGCATCCATCATGAGCTGCCTGTTGAGGAAGGCGTAGTTCTGTGCCCAGCCTACAGCGTTTACATAATCGTTGAAGTAGTCGCTGCCTTCCGGCAGGTAGGCTAGGTCTTTATCAGGGAGGGATATGTGCCAGCGTTCCATCTCCTTCTTAGCCAGCTCAATGTACCGTTGGCCAATCTGATTGCCGATGCCTCGTGACCCTGAGTGCAGCATAACCCAGACACGGCTCCTCTCATCCAAGCACACCTCGATGAAGTGGTTGCCTGTACCGAGAGTACCTAGGTGTAGATGAGCACGATCGGCTGCTCGTGATAGAACAGGTAGTGTATACACGAGATGGTCTAGATCTGCATCCATCCCTTCCATAGCACGAGCAACAGCCTCAGGTACTATACCCCATGCTCCCCTATCTCCCACTCCTCCGTTGTTGGTACGTCCATGCGGGACAGCAGCTTCGATAGCTGAGCGTACAGCGAACAGGTTGTCCGGTAGGTCTGATGCTACTAGGTTGGTGAGAGCAGCCATCATACCACAGCCGATGTCTACACCTACAGCAGCAGGAATGATTGCTCCTTTCGTAGCTATTACACTACCAACAGTAGCCCCCATTCCCCAGTGTACATCCGGCATTGCTGCCACATGCTTGTGGATGAAGGGCATCATGCTCAGGTTGTAGAGCTGCTGTTTAGCTGCATCTTCTACAGGAACACCGCGAGTCCATGCCTTGATAGGCAAGCCTCCGTCCTGCTTGAACACCTCATAGCTCATCACCAGTATCTCCCGTATCCTTCAGGCCATTCAAGACTTCCCCCGTAATACCCGTTAGAGCTGTTACGATAGTCGATGAGGATGTCTCCCTTGTCTGTAGAAATCCTACATCCGTAGAACTGTAAGCACTCATGCTCATCAGCATCATACTCTTCTCCGGGCATGTCAACATCCTCAACAGCAGTGACAGTGCAAGGAAAGCCTAGAGCTGGTAGGTCTACGTTCTCAATCCATGAGTGTGAGCAGCAGTCTCCATACGCTGTAGCTGTAACAACCTTACCATCAGATAGCGCAAGGCTAATGCTTTCTCCGTTCGGTGATACTACAACACCTACGATGATGCTACCGATCAGCTTGTTCTCTTTGTCCATTGACATTCTCCTGTTCATGTGATAGCTCTTGATCTATATCTATTATCTATATCTAGATCTATATCTATAAAAACAAAGCTCTTAAAAGCTCTTAAGATCAAGAGCTTTAAAAGCTCTTAGGGTATACTACTTTCTTCTGCTTGTCAATACCCTTCTACATAAACAACCAAAGGGCACAAAGAGCAGGCCGCGATTAACTAAGCTGCTTCTCTAATACTATCATACCATTCCATATCTGAATGGGAGCTTAACTCTACTCCGTTCAGGGTAAATTCATAATCCAAAGCACGGTTGCTCTGCTCAATACTGTCCAGTAAATCGTTAACATCCACCAGCTTGTCTTGGATTCTCAGTAGAGTGGGTGATGACATAGCTCTGATTGCTCCTGTATGGCGATATAAGGCACACCAATATCCTACCCCCTAGGGTACTACCAGATATCATCCTCTCGGTCTATCTCGTCATCTGGGAACTTAACAAAGGCGCTCTTGAGAGTAGCTGTCATAGCACATATCATATTATTAGTGTTGGGATTGTTAACCCAAGCTGTCTGGTTCCTGAACCCAGCCTGTCTGAACATAGGGATCATGTGCTCCTGACTCTTGTTAAAGGTGGCTATGAATATGGAAGCACTGCTTCCAATACTATCTCCATCCCTAAGCATCCCTGCCATCTTCCCTAGGATGTAGGGTAGCCGAGCATTTTCTACTTCTATGACAGCTGCTCCGCAACAATGCTGTATAGGATAGTCATTAGACATGGATGTATCAGCAAGAAAATAGCGCAGCTCATTATCACTAAAACCGTACTTAGCAAGCCACCTCTTACCCTTTGTAGTGAGCACCTTATTCAATTCTTTCATCAGTTCTTTATTCGTAGTCAGCATTAGATTGCCTCCATCTTTGATCTGCTTACATCAATCTTAACAGGAAAGTGAGAGTGCCTACCACTAAGCTTGTTCTTAGGTAGGTTGAACATACGCATACCCTGACTCTCGAACTCATCGTTCATACCAATACCAATCATCAAGTCTGCGCTACCCGGAATACCTGTGTTACTAGAGTCGATGTCTCCCTGTGTAAGACGTAGTTTACCCTCTCCGCTATCACCGGCCTGCGTTACACTGATAGACAGGGCACCATTCCGTAGCCCGATCTGCCTTACAGCATTAGCTGCTGCCTCTAGTTGATTGGTACGTGTGTCTGCCTTGACAGCTAGATGTCTAAGCTGATCTACAATAAACCACTTAGCTCCGTAGCGTTTAACATACCTCTCAATCTCAGCAGGAGTTCCCGGTGTAATGGGAATGAAGCGGATGTTCTCCCATCCCCTGCGTGCCAGCAATGCCGTAGCCTTATCAGGCTCAGCACCCATCTCCTCTGCTGTCATGCCAGTCATACAACTCTGTACACGAGCAGCTGTGATGAGCACAGGTTCCTCATTACCAAAGAAGATACCCGGCAGATTGTGCCATGCAAACCCAGCCATCAGTGTGCATGTCTCTGCTGTCTTACCTACCTCAGGACGTGCGAAGATGACGATGTGATGCCCCGGCATAGCTCCTCCTGTCTCCTCGTTCAGGGTACGTGGAGCTAGATAGATGCGCCCTTCCTTGCTAAGCACAGTGTTAAGGCTGTCCTCAACAGTGATGTTATGCAACACCTCATCATCGTTGTCTAGCTTGTCCGCTTCCTTGAGAGAAGCGTATTGCTCCAGTAGTGTATCAATTCTGCTGTCATCCCTATCGCTATTGCTTAGAGCCGCAGCAAGTCGGTTGCCGGTAGCAGCCCGCTTCGACTCAATAGAAAGAGAGATGTAATTAGGAATAGAAAAGCTAAGAGCAAACGCTTCCTTACAGATGTCGAGGACGTGCTCGGCTTTGGCTTCGGTTGGGAACTTGCCTCTGATCTGGTCTTCAAATATCTCTTGGTCAACTTGCGCTGCTTGATGGTCATTGTCATACCATTCTCCTGCTAAGCCGAAGAGAAGTTGCATCGCTGGCATCTCCAGCTCAGCGTGTTCCTTCAAGATAGTGTATGCCTCCCTGCTCCTAAGAGCAGCAGAGACAACACGTAGTTCTACATTACTCATACGGTTCCTTTAGATGTATTCAATAAGGGCGCACGTCTTGTCCTTCAATCCTTTAAGCCATGAGCTAACAAGGCCGGGCTTCTTGGAACGATATACCTTGTTGTACTTCCGATCTTCCACATAGTTGTTCCACTTCCGGTTAATCCCATAGTAGTCCATAGCTATGTTGGTTAGAATACTATACACAACCAGCTGGAAGACTGAGCCTAAGAACAGCATATCCAGAGCGTGCTCTTCTGGAAGCATGCCGAACACAACCATCCAATACCCTGCTATACAGCCGAGCATAACAACGGCAAGACTAGTAGCCATAGTCACCACCGTCAATACAGCCAGCCATCCAGCAAGAAGAGAGCGCATGAGAGAGCATACGTCTCGTGGGCTGTAGTTTCGGAGCCGATCATTAAACGTAGAAGGTAAGCGATACCACCAAGCCTTAGTATTAATTTGCATCTGCTGTCTCCAAAGTTATACCACATGATTCCACTAAGAATTTCTTAAGCTCTTCCTCTTTCATGTTCTTCAAGTCCTTGTCAGGACGTACAGCACGGGTGGATTTGTATGATCCTCCGAAGTTAGCATTGTACAACACACTCTTGTTCCACGCATCAGGATCTAGACAGAACACAATAGCATCTAGGTTGAGGCGATGTAGCCTAGCACTGCGTTGTCCATCTAGGTGTACACCCAGTAGTGCAACAGCAGAGCAGTATCGGCTAGCACGTACAGCACTAGCTTGGTCTTCCACGACCACAAGCTTCTTCTCATTGGCCTTACCCTTGTAGTAGGACATGCTAAGAGCACCCACTTTTGTCAGCAATATCATGCTCTTAGTGGAAGATTGCCCTGTAACATCTCGAAGTGTATACCCAACCTCCTTCTCTTCTGTGTCGTAAATGGGGAGGGCTAGACGCCTAGCTGAGTAGCTCCATTGTGCATCTGCTATACGCCTATGCTCTTCCTCCCATCCCCACTTATCCCACATCCAATCGTTTGCCTCAGCTTTCGTAGGACCAAGAGAGCGTAGGTAGGTGGCATACTTACTACCACCATCTATGCGTTCATTTATCGGGAGCCTCCTGCCTTGGGAGGCAGCTGCCCTTACATGACCCTTAACTCCACACTTAGCACGATGGCATTGGTAGTTGATACCAACAGCTGTGCGCTGAATAGACATGCTCTTCTCTGTATGCCCTAGTCTAGCACAGAAGGGGCACTCTTGTCCACTAAGCTGAGTACCATCAGCTAACCTCCAACCAAGTTCGTATATGATTGTATCAGGACTTCTGATCATGCTGCTCCTCCAAACATCCACTGCTCATACCTGTTAACAATCTGAGGCTCGCTCCTAATGTTACTCACTGGTACAGGCAGGGTATATCCTTCTCGTGTAAGCATACCACATACTCCATTAGGAGGAATCCATAGGGCAGCCTGTATCTCATGAGCACCCTCGTCGTAGGTAAAGTTACGAACAAGAGGGCTTAGTGTTACACTACCAAGCTGGTATTTGATCAATGACCTAATCATATCTGCTGTAGATATATCAGAGCAGCAATCGGAACGTAGCTCTTCACTAATCACCATCACATCAGACAGAACAGCCAGTCTCCCTCCACATTGGAAAGCAAAGTCTCTTGCTATGGCTTCCTCGTTCTCAAAGTATACTTCACGAGCTTTCTCGTTAGGCAGGTTTCGAGGAAACTCACCGGCATTTCCAAGAGCTTTCACCAATATCCGGTATGACCATATCTGATTCATCCCACAATTAGCAGTCACTCCCGGACTACTGCTCCATGTAGCTGTAAACGTACCCTCTTTAACCTTCAGTGTAGTAGCCATTAGACTGCCTCCGCTGCTATCATGTTCAAGCAAGGAAGGCAGATGGGTTTGTTACCACTCCACCCCAGTTCAGAGTTGATACCCTGAGAGATTGTAATAACCTCTTTGCAATTCATACATCCTCCATCAACCAAGGCTAAGAAGCCGGAGTGGGATAGGAACTGACCCTTAGGTCCCTTAACTGTAGGGGTGGGGAGAGTTTGTATGATGCCCTCCCTACCTATAGCAGCATTCACTTTACCTAGCAACAACACACTGGTCTTGCGAGTACCTGAATACTCAAAGGTTTCTGAACGAATAGTGCTGATGATACTGTCTACACTACCAGCCTTGATGTTGTTGTACATCTCCGCTGTTTGTAGAGAGAGTATAGCTGGCACAGTTTCGCACGAACTACCTTCAATAAGAACATCACCCCGAAGGGTGAGGGGTTGGCTCTCCTTGATGTCGGGAAAGAACTCCACCTCCATGCCGGGTTCCAGCCCGTACTTGAGAAAGGAACTGTCAGAGGTAGGATCAATGAGCTTAACGTTAGTCGTACCCGACGCACCCGCAGAGGTTTGGGTTGTACTTGCACCACTCGCACCCCCCTCCTGACGGGTGCGGTAGGGAAAATTTCTGTTGGTACTGTATACCTCCGTAACATGCTTCTCAATAGTCTCCGACTCAAACTTACGCAAGTCTCCATTCAGATCAAACGTTAGCATGTTGTACGGCTCGGGAGTTACGATGGCCTCAAGCTTCATGTCATTACGAGAAGCCAGCCAGTACAGCATACCTGCTTCTGATGCAATGAGGATGATGTTCTTGTCTATGACAGGAGCGAAGGAGAACTGGCGCTGCCCATTGGTTGCTACCCTCAGCTTACCATCATTCTCATACCACACCATTGCATAAGCACCATCGAAGTCCTTGAAAGCAGCAGGTCCGTCCTTGAAGATGCGATAGTATGCGTAGTCACTGTCAACATCGAAGTCAATACCATCGTACTTAGTCTTCGCATTGTGCAAGCTGCCATTGTGTACACCCACCAGATAGCGCTCACTATCGGAGTGCTCGAACGGATGAGCATTCTCATGGTTGATTACGCCACGAGTAGCAGCACGGTGATGGAGAATGGTGCATGAGGAATTATCTACAGCATTCAGTATCTCCCTAGCCCGCTTGGTTTCTGCAAACATACCACCCGGAAGGGCCAGCTTATGCACCTGAACAACACCGCTTCTCTTAACTTGGAAGATGCCTGTGCTGTCATCTCCACGAAGGGTGCCAACAACAGCACCTTGCTTCATGTACTTGTTTAGATCGGAGAGTCCGGCCCAGCCTTTCTCTCCATTAAGAACACCTAAGATTCCACACATTACACAACTCCTTCTACTTGAGGGGTGTGACTTAAACGCCACAGCATATAGGCGTCCGCGTCTCGTGGTCTAACCCACATGTTTGAATCTTCGTGCAGCTCATAGCCAGCATTGCGCACTGTCTCCAATGGGGCTTCTCCTATACGTAGTGTTGACCAGTATCTAACCATACCATTAGGTTGTAGCAAAGGCTGCGGCACAGGCTTCTTCTTAGCAGGCTGCCTCGACTTCTTGATGGCATCAATCTTAGCCTGAGCTACAGGAGAGGGAAGGTTGTTATCCTCTGACCAAGGATCACCCTCACCTTCAACAGAAGCTACCAGCACCCTGCCATAGGACATGAGAGCCATTGCATTATCAACAGCAGCCCATGCCCTGTGCTCAAGGAAATGCCCTTCAATTGCAGGCCACATCTTACCCATCATGTTACGTACAAAGGCAGTCGCACCCTCTCTGCTAAACTTAGCGAGCAAGGGCATCGTGTTCTCATACTCAGTGGCTGCCTGCTTAAGCTGCATGATGATGTTAATCCACTCAACAATCCTATCGTAGTCAAACGTGGTGGGTAGCTGACGAAACTCCAGAGTACCAAACTTATCCAGAGACATGAGGTTGACAGCTTGGTATTTACAGAAGCCCTCCGCCCTCAACAGGGCACGAAGTTCAGCACCCGTCTGGTCATACAAGGCACGACCAAGGGAATTGAAATCGTGGGTGCTATCTTCCAAGCTATCACAGAAGCCACAACTCCTGCGCCATTCACCACACCAGCTGAACATAGCATGTTCAACAAGCATGTACATGGACATGAATGTAGCCAGCTCTCCCTTCTCCACATCCAAGTCAGTGCAATCAATGTGAACATGGATGCCTGCTCGTGGATAGCCCTCACTCCATCCAGATTCCTTTGCTTTGGATGTAAGCTCGGCTACTGCATTGATGAGAGCTTGGCCTGACAATCCCCCTCGTGTAGTAAACTCCTGCCCATTGTTACGTAGGCTATCGTCTCGGTGATTCTCCCACCAAGTGAAAGGGTTGGTGCCATCCCAGTTCTCAAGCTCCACTTCCACACCCACCTTAGCGTGTGTAAGGATGAGACTATCAGTAGCAATGGGTGCTACGTGGATAGATTTATTTAGAACAGTTCCGAGTTTCATGCAGCTTCCTCCTGCAAGGAATAGTCCATAGCTCCACGCCACACCCCATTACGAATGAGAGGACGTGTCTGGTAGTAGCCCTCATCTTGGATCAGGTATACCCAGACAGGACCCTTACTGCTGTTAACAATCTCACGAGTGTAGAAAGAGCCGTTGCTTTCAAGATGATCCAAGTGTCCGAGTGTCTGGTCATCTACCTCATACACCTCACCATGAATCTGATTGTCCCCGTTGGTAGACACACAAGGAAATCCACCAAGGCTTACCATCTTACCAGTGATGGTGGCTTCATGCAACAGCTTGCTGTTCTCAAGCAGACGATGGTTGCCATGTCCAGCCTTAAGCGTACCATACACGAATACATTATACATTAGTAGTCTCCTTGGAATCTGATAGTGGGGATGTGACGACGCAACATCTTCTTGTATTCCTCATGCGTAGCTTTCCATTCCTTGCCGTCTGCTGATGAAGCAGCACGCTCTCCCTTGAACAGGAGTAGGTAGGGGAAGGATGTCTTAGCTGTGTTGAGAGTAAGCGCAAGAGAGCAGGACAAGGCAAGACCCGCACACAGGTTGTCCTCTTCCATCACCTTCACCGCATCCTCTAGTGTAACGTAGGAAGGGAAGAAGATTTCCTCAAGCAACTCCTTGGTCATGATGCGCTTGTTCCTGTACGTGGGCTGCTTATTAGCAAGAGCATACAGCCTATCCACTTCAGGCACACCGTTGATGATGATGCTGTCATTCCTAAGACCCTTAGCCCTGCGGCGCATGGATCTTTTTGCTAGGTAAAACAAATACTTACCCTTCTCTATATGCCTGTACCCAAGAGGGGAGCATTGATTAAACATCTCGAAGGTGAGGTCACGGTAGTCAACAGGCTTACCCTTCTCACCACCCGCTGTTGCTGTAGCACACATGACAGTAGCATTACCATCACCTACATTAACAGTCCTACAGATGGTCTTGTCCTCGGGGTGTATGAACCACGCCCCTCCATAGTAGGCTTGAAAATCTTCAGGTTGATAGGCTCTCATTCTAGTTCTCCTACAGGGCTAATCTCATCCCTGATTTCCAGCAGAGTAGTCCACATTGGATCGTAGCTACGGCTTCCAGTACCATCAAACTTGTTAAGATCGAGGAGGTATTTCACCTTAGTCCAATCAATCTTATCATAGATGTCCTTGACTTGGAAAGTGGTGAGCCTTCCGATGCCCTGAATAACTGTGCTACAATCCTTAACAAACAGATTGGAACTGGTGTTGCTACTAATCCATCCGTTGTGAGGGGTGCGGTACTCAATTCCATATGGCTTGTCCCTGTACACACCGGGCATTCCATAAAACTTGTAGCGTTCACCGCACTGGCTAGCATTATACCCTGCCCAGAAGGTGAGAGCAAGAGCATCCAACAACTGAACGATGGCCCACTTGGGTACTGTAATGCTATCAGGGAAGGAGAAGTGCAGATGACCAGCAGCAAAGCGTCTGTTACCCATAGCTTCTACTAGTGGTGAAGCACGCTTACCTCCTCGTGTGTATGCATCGTTGTCTGGATTGCATCCAAGGATAGAGGCTGCTGGGTTGGCAAGCAAGTGTTCCTTCTTGAAGGTGGCATCCGCTCCCTTCATCATGACAAATCCCTTGCGAGCAAGCAATCCCGCGCCGTCCTGAAAGGATTGTGTAGCCTTGGCAGGGAACTCATTGATAGAGCAAGGCTCCATGCCCAACTCAATCATAGCACCATCTTCCTGATAGGTTGTACCTACTGTGCTGTTCTCGATACGCTTGGGTGCTAGCTTAGTACCTCCCACCTCCGTAGCCCACACCGGGATAGGCTGTAGGTTGGAGTCCATTACAATAAACTCTGCGTCGTGTCCCACCTTATACGCCAAGTTGCTCATCACTTATTACTCCAATGATTGTCTCGATATGATAGTGCGTAGTACAAAACAAACGGGCAATACTCCTTCTTCTTCTCCTTAGGAACAGGAGGAGGTGAAGTATTCTTCAGTCTAACTCGTGGCTTACTGTTCTTCATCTTAGTCAAAACAGTGGCCAGCTTACTGTTTCTATGTGCACATAACATCTCCTTGAGTCTGTCGTCTGGTTGTGCCTTACCCCCGAACAGCGGCTCCATAGGGGCATCAGGGTTCTGCCACTCGACAAGCCATGCCTCCCACAGTTGACACTGGGCAGGTAGCTTCAAGTGGATGCGAGACAGGGCATCAGTATCTTTCTTACACCAACTCTCTCCTGTCCTTGTATCCCCGTCAGGGGTTTTGTATGTGAATGAAAGGTAGAACTTCTGCATATCAATTCTCCGGGGCTTCCACAAACTTCTTGGCTATGAACTCATAGTCAGAAGGGGTCTGAGCACCTTTAATAGCACCTGCTTTAGTTTTATGGTAGAAGTGAGCGCCATCCTTCCACTTATTAACCCACACTTCCTCAGGCTCTGGCTTGACACGATAGTATTCAGGAGAACCAGAGAACGTAGCCTCGGTCATGTCTCTATAGTCAGTGCAGCCGAGGCTAAGGCTACTCCTGATTTGAACAGTCTTGCCTTCAGCCATTGCCTGCACAAAGGGCAGGTAGAGATGTGCATTAGTCTTATTCATTGTCTTTACCCTCTTCAAATACCCAGCCATACTTGCTTGGGTCTTCTTGATAACCCTTCCAGTTCATAGCCACATCCCAATCATCATAGCCATGACCACCTCGATACATTGCTCGCCTATAAGCAAGCTCAAACTCGTTCTTTGTTACTAGCTCGATCATCTCCTTTACCTCCAGACCCGTTCATCTAACGAGGGATGTGCCCACTTCTTCCAGTCACCCCGACGTGTGGAGTCTACAGGAAGGGGAGACTTGCCATTTGTAACAATCCAATCGAAGCACTTGGCCATGCACTGCTGACGATAGGGACTGGTGAGAGAGGGAGCACTGTTAATTTCCAGCACGTATGCCTCACCATCCTTCATCATAATATCAACACCACCGAAGTCAAGCCCCGACAGATTGAATGCCTCGACAGCAATGCGACATGCCTTGAGTGGCCACTGATCCCAGCGTACGTTCTCAAAGCTACCACCCCGTGCCACGTTCCAAGCAATAGCATTGGGCTCATCTGGAATCTTGTTAGCTACCCAAGCAACACGTCCTTGTACAACACAGACACGATACTCAGCTCCCTTCTTGATGTACTCCGCAATGTAGTAACTAGGGAACCTAGCACAAGCAGCCTCAAGTTCCTGCTCGTTGTTACACAAGAGGACGTTCTTTCCTTGAGCATGTTGAGCAGGGCGTACAATCATAGGCCATGTACGAGGTGAAGTGTCTTGATGAAATGCAACCAAGCTTCCCCATGTAGTAGGGCACAGCTCATGCTCATCAAGCAGTAAACGAAAGTCCTTCTTGTTACTCACTCGGTGAATAGATGCTGCATTATTAACAATAACATCAGCATCCACTGTGCTTGTGCATCCCCATCGGAACACAACGCCTGCCTTACCAGCAGGGATGTTGTCGTTACGCACAACACGGATGCCAGTGGCAGACATGCGTGAGATTTCTGAGCACGAGGTAGCACCCAGCTTACGACGACGCAGTAGATAGTTCATGTCCAAACCTCCCGAAGTTCTTTAACATAATAGGTTGTCACGTAGCAGTTGTTCCCTGAGTTCCAGTTCATACTGCGAGGGCCAGTACTCTTTTCATACACAGCACCGGGACATTCTATTGTCCCGTCAGGAAGCTTCCAACCACAAGAAAACCTGCCTCCCGCGTTGTCAATCCACAGGATGTGGCCTCGTAGTCTCCTCTTAATGCTCAACCAATCCAGCACCAGCTTTTCAAACTGCGACTTGTTTGTGATGTCAGACAGTTGAACAGACTTGATGTTCTTGAGATGCTCCAGAACAACCGTGTCATACTCAGGTCTAGTAGCTGTAGCAAATCCTGAGAGGAACACACCTCCGCAGTAGTAGGGTATGCTGCTAACTACCACATACATAAACCACTTGCGCTCACGCCCAGCATCAGTCCAGCTGTACTGGGACCATAGCACAACATCGCCCATCTTTCCAAGCCACTCATTAGTTTCTTCACTCATGACGTTCTCTCTCTTTGGGAGGGGTGTGTCTCTTGGTCTTACGCTCTTCCCTGCGTTCACGCTCCTGCTTCTTCTTGTCTTTGTCCTTGAATGTCTTGCTCATTATAACATTCCTTGGTTGTTATGCAACAGCCGCTTTCATAGCACCTGCAAACCGCGACTTGGGAAGGACGCGAACGATAGTGGAGCGATGAAAGATAACATCAGGCCACTGACTCTCCTCTGTGTTGGAGATTTGTACTGAGTGGCTATCTCCCACCTTCTTGTACAAGCCATCGTTCCTCACTTGATTGCGCCCCTCTACCTTGGGATGGATGACACGGAACACATCTCCATTCTCTACCTCGTGGAGACGCACGGTGTTTGGAAAGCTGGCGACATTGTTCATAGGAGTTCCTTAAAAAGTTACGAAGGTGACAACTGGTTCTGGTATTTCCACTTGAACTGTGGCTATTGCTGCCAGCACAGCAAACCGATTGCCGGGATGCTTCTTAGCCAGCCTCTTCGCTTCCTCCAACGCTCGCGCTTGGTTGGGATGCTTAACAGTGGGGATGTTGGGATTGCGATTCTCATTGATGATGTAGTAGTAGAGGTTCATTAGTTTCTCCTTAGTTAGATGGCTTTGTAAACGAGAAGAGCATCTTCATACGTAGGCTGCTCAGGAAAACCTCCGACGCGAGGGCCATTACCGAAGTAGTGACGACGTGCAACTGAGCGTCCAACTTTCTTGCAGAAAATGTCACCTACGCTGCATCGTGCAACGCTACCAAACCAAGCTGATCCTTCACCAGTGCCCTCGTTGCGGAAGAACACAGTGCCTCGTGTGAATGAGCGATTGCCCTTGGTGAGGGGCTGCTTGATTTGGAAGTACATCTCTTCATGCGTTGTGCTTTTACGTTGTGCATTCATTTTGAAAGTTCCTCCTTAATACGAACAATGACTGCCTCTAAAACATGAGACGTAAGACCCTCCTCCAAAGCCTCGAATGCAGCTTCCATAAAACTCACAACCTCCTTTTGTGATTCAAAGGTGACGGTGATGGTGACGGGTACAAACTTCTCTTTCACACTAATGTTTGCTACTTTCATACTACTCTCCTTAGTCCAAGTTCCAACCAACCATAGGCTCACCAAATACTACTGGCCTAATCTCTAGAGAGTAACAACCACCGCATCCTGCATAGTAATCCCCATCCTTGAACAGCTTCTTGTACAGAGGATGTGAGTTGCCCTCTTCATCCTGCTCATACTCCCCTATCTCCTCAGCAAAATCACTACTCAGATTTTTCGGATACTTGGGGTCCTTGGGAAACTGATCTACAAACTTCTCTGCCTCTTCCATACTGGCAAGAATAACAAGGGGAATCTCAAGGCTGTTAGGCCCAATGCCAATGATAGCAAACATACTACTCTCCTTACGGGTGTTGAATAGAAATATTAATAGGCTCCCACGTTTTAGTATCTGTGTGTGCCACCCACCCATCTTGAAACTTACCAAAGTAGTGGGTTTCGTTGGAAGAAAGGGCAAGCCCCGTTTTTGGGGCAGTGAATAGGACAACCAGCCCTGTGATCTTGCTCTTGTAGACAAGGGGATAGACATACTTCTTTGGTTCCACCTTCTCATTCAATACTTTAAATGACACGTTATTCTCCTAGGTTGATGGAACGGAAGTCAATTCCGTACAAGGGATCGAGAGGGACAAGCTCAAGAGCTAGCCCTTGTTCTTCTTCCTTCATAGTTTCCTCCCACAAATCAATGACTTGGGAAGGTGCTGGCTGTTTCATACTATGTCTCCGCTAGCTTACGTTCAAGATTGTTGATGGCTTCAATAGCATCCTGAACGGAGGCCGCGTGAATCCCACCATCACCACCCCTAGAGTGGTTAGAAAGATACCAACAATCCTCGTTCTCTGATTCCTCATCGTTAAAGTAGATGGTGTGGTTCCTGTAAGTAAAGCAGGCAAATCCATTAGTTGCTCTCATCATACTGTTGTCAAAGATTTTCATATCAACCTCATATAGCCTTCAATGAGCCAGAGCGGATGGAAGTAGATACGATGTCGCCGTTGTCACCTACGACATACTTAGCTCCTTTGGGGATGGTGAAAGCAACAAGCTTTTCCTCCAAAAAAACATCACGCACCCACTTATTTTGATAGGCATGGAAACCGGCGTCTACCTGTGGATTGGGGTTGAGCCTGTGCTTGATTATAACCAGCTTCTTTCGTAGCCTATACAAAGTATTAGGTTTGTACTTAAAGCGCTGGTAGAGGGAGATATTACCCCTCCTCACAACCTTGTAGACAATCATGTCTTCCTTGGCTGTCTTGATACCACCAATAGCATATAAACACATATCACTCTCCTTCCTTCAGAAGCTTCTCAACAGTGGGATCGTTGGGGAATCTCTCAAGAAGCTTCTTCTTGTATTTTTCTACAAACCCCATCTCTCCTTCATAAGACGTGGACGCGGCACTGTCATGGCAGTGCTGCAACAGGCAGATAAGGTTTTCGTGCTGTTGTGCTACTTCACCCTCTCTTACCAACGTCCACCACCCACAAGAAGCAGCGCTTTCCCTTCCTTTTCCGTCCGCTACCTTCCTGCTCATAGGGGTGAGGAAGGGGGCAGCCCCACAACCAATACCTGAATAGACACAGCGGCCGGTGGCATCAACACTGGGCTTGCCATTCTTGAGGACATGGCGAACGGAACGTTCGATGACATCTTCGCGTGACATGGTGGGAAGTTCTTTGATGCTAAGCATTTTGTTTCTCCTGTTAGTAACGTTTACGCTCACCTTGAACATGAACCACCGGAACGGTGGCACAGTCTACTGTACCATCCTTCCAGCTCCAAAACTTAGTACGTCCTGATGTTCCCTCTTCCATTGGATTGTAGCTCCTTATGTCGCTACTGGCAGGGCAGCAACCCTTGTTCTTGTCTTGCTCACGCACACGCTGTGGCGTCTGCTGTGTGGAGTAGACAAGGCGAGGACGCTCAAGCATTGCTGCTCTAGCTGCCAATTCTCGTGTTATGCGCTCCATCCCTCCTCGCTTAGCAAGCAAGTAGTGAAGCTCTCGGGGAATGTCTTTGATGTTCATGGCCTATACACCATTTGAATCCAGTTGCCAATCCTCTTGTGCACTGTAAATCCAACAGACTCGTAGTAGGCCAGTGCCTATTTAATCAGCGCAATGATTTTATCTATCAGATCAATTCTTGCATTCCAAGTAATTTCCTTGCAGGCCAGCACTTCCTTGATAAGAATTACAGCGTTGTCTTCTTTCACAACACTCTCCTATTCCAGCCCAACGTCTGATGCTCGGACATATCTGACAGCAGGTGATCCTGACTGCCCCATTGCTATGAATGCTGCTTTAGCTCTAGCTTCATCTCGATGCACCCCCAAAATACCATCAACGTATTCATTCACAAACACCTCAGCAGGCTTGGGCTTGATACGATAGTCATATGTCCACCAGTCCCACGCGGGAGTCTCACTACAGCTATACCACTCCCCCGTTGAGTGCTTTGGTCTATATTCCCAAGGCCCATCAGAAAGCATTACAGCTGCCATCTCGTTCTTGTTCATTACTCCTCCACTTGGTATGTAACAAAGCCCGTGGTGTACTTACCTACAACACTTAAAGGGATACGACGCTGCGCAGCTTCCTGAGTATTGCCCTCACGCTTGCTGTTGGCGTAGAAGGCACGATCACCGACTTGCACAATTCCCCACTCGACAACTGTCTTGGTGTTGGGCAGGAGATTGCGAGAGTTGCCCGACTTGGTAGTGCCATCGCGGCCCTCCTCGTCAAACTCCCTCACCATAACAACACCGTCTTGAGCTACATACCTGCCAACAAACTTCCACTGATTGTCCACAAAATAGGACGCAAGGATGTTCCACTGCTCAGGAACCCTGCGGCTTTCCTCAGGTCCAATGCCCGGCTTTGTGTAAGCAGCCACGGTGCTATTGTACGTCTTTCCCACTTCAATTTTCATTAGTATGTCTCCGTTGATTGCTCAATCAAATCAGCAATTTCAAGAAAAGATAGCTCTCTTGAGTCGTTCAAATCCATCAATTGTCCAGAACATAATCTGCTCCAATCGTGCGGAATGCACGTAATAGCCTAGGCTCTCCTAGGCTATAGCCTGCACTCAGTTGTTCTTTATGCCTATGGCGTAAAAACCCCCATCTACGCCAAAGGGGTAGTAGCTCTGATTGTCACCCAAAGACATATCAAAGTCCTCAGGCTTGATGACAGCCTTGAAATCATCTGCCACCTCCTGTAAGGTTTTGATTCTCTTCTCGACAGAATGCCACATACGAATCCATGGCTGCCCATCAGGAAGGACATAATGACGAGCTAGCTTAGCTCTATCTTTCTCTTCCATGCACATGATGCACATGACAATTCTCCTAGTCTACGGTGTAAGTTTTGTTGCAGGAATTACAATGTGCTCGTGCGATCCAGTCGCCTTTACGTCCCTTGACAGTGACAAGCTCATACTGGCCTGTAAGCCAGTGCTTTCTGGATTCTTTCCACTCAAATACCAAATCCTCCCCACACTTAGGGCACATGTGCATGTCCAGACAGAGTGCTGCACGCTCACTCTCACGTATGCGCTTTGTCAGCTTTTCTTCGATGTACTTGTCCTTCTGGCACACCATGCCATTGGCATATTCTCCCTTCTTGTGAGGGGGGATGTGGTGTCCTCGGGCATTTAATGGATGCCCAGCCATACAACCATCACACTGGTTCATATTGATATGCCTCTGTCTTTGCTTCCTGCTTCAGGAAATGTCGCAGCAAGCGGTGTGTCATACGTTTGGCTTTGGTGTATGACGTGAGTTTGCGGCAGCAGTTGCACTTGATGCCTCCGGGTCCACTCTGATTGCGCTTAACCTGATTGAACAACCGACTTCCATTCATATCAGTATTCCTGTTAAATAGCCATGAAATAGCCAAGAACAACCTGCTTATACCCATACTGGAAACGTGCGGCTGTATTCTTGTTCTCTACTGTCAAGACAGAAGTTTCCATAAAATCCACTGCCTCTGCCTGCTCGTAAGCATAGCTAAATCCTTTTGTTCCCAAGTCCTTGAATGCCTGTTCCCGTCCACGCCTCTCCGCTCCTTGATAGGAGAGCATATCAATAGCCCTATTCCTCTCGCGGGCTGATAGCTTGGAAACGTCAATGCGATTCATGGCTCAATTCTCCGCTAGTGATTTTAAAATGTTAAGAGCCTGTTACCAAGCATTTAACATTTTAAAATGTTAAGAAATTGTTAAATCTCAGGACGCAGAAAAGCCTCCCCCATTACAGGGGAGGCTGACATTGTATACTTGTAACTATCTGCTAGGCGTTGGTTCCTGTCTTAGCCGTCGTGGCTGCCGATTCTTCCGGCAACTCTGCATCTTCGTCGTCGTCACCCAAAAGGTTATCAGCAGTTTCGCCGAATGCTTCTATGGCCTCCGTTGCACGCAATGCTTGCTCCCGACAATCCGGCTGAGCGATAAGTTGCGCCTCGGTGACGAGTGTCAAAAGTGTATGAAGTACACTTTGCGCGGCTTTTGACGTTTCATCGGACAACTGAACTGCGATGCGGTCGGCGTTATCCGTGAGAATTGACCGCAGACTTGTGGCCAGTTGCGCCGCAGCCGTTGCCAACTGGGCGTTTGGTGTAGCCGGAGCCGCAACTTTCGCAGCCTCAGCCTCGGCACGTACACGAAACCTGTTAGTCGTTTCCAGAATCACGCCGCCGCTATCGTGGCCGATAGACTGAATATCCGTAAACTGCCAGAGCCTTTCGATGTTTGCCACAAGTTGCGAAAAATACTTCGTGGCTTTTGCCGCCGTGACGTCCGGGCCTTGCCGTTTGATAGCCTTGCCGTTTTCGTCTTTCGTGCCAGTGGACTGGCTCCCTACATAGCGAGCGTGCCCATTTTCCACAATCCATTGCTTTAGCGCTGTAGAGTGCATTTCCGATTTTACAGTTTTCGCAAACTCCACTACTCCCCTATGGGGGGGTAGTAACCTTCTTGCCTTCTGTACAGCCTGCCCGTTCACTAGTATACAATGGGACACACTGGCCAGCCGGATGGCGCTAGCCTTGTCTACTAGTATACACGTACACTGATTGTATGTAGCTTAGTAT